TGCAAAAAATCCTCGATCCGTGTGGATCGAGGATTTCTGTTTGGTGGGCCCTACCGGGATCGAACCGATGACATTCACGGTGTAAACGTGCGTGTTTCCCGCTAGATCTAGCGGATAGATTGGGGTGCTTACGTGTTTCTTACGTGTTCAGGATTTTTCTGGGATTGGCTCAGAAAAAACGTAAGCTTACGTTTTATTGGCCCTGCTCTTCAGCGCTTTCGCCGCTGGGGTTTTCCACTTCCAGTTCGTCCCACCATTGGCGCACTCGCGGGTCTTGGTAGGGGCCGAGGTTTCCATATTGATCCATAAGGCGAATTCTAGCCGAGACCGTCCCGGTCCTCGAAACGTTTGGGTTTCTTCATCAAGCGCACTCGGTCATAGAGAACGCTAGTTGTTTGCAGCGTCCATTCCGGATCCATCGGCCTATATTCGATTGTCTCGTCCTGCTCATGTAGCCACTGCGGCGAAACGAATTCCAAATGGTAGGGCGCGTCAGTGCTTCTGATTTTTCGGCACCGCCACTTGGGCACCCACGAAGTAAACCAGTGCTGAGCCGGTCCGCTCCTGTACGCGATCAGCGGGTACTTCACCTGGACCATATCCCCGCACCACGCGACCGCCGTGCCAGCCACGGTGCCGCCTTCGACCTGGATCTCCAGGAAAGGCCGCGCATAGGGATCATATGACCGCAGCAGCTGAGGGTCAGGAGTAAATTGCACGGATCGATTCTATCGGCCACCGAGCACGATGAATTTTCATTCTCTTGGAACAAAGAAGGCTAGCCTATCGACTTCTAGGGAAGGTACGCATATGGTGGAAGTTCGCGGCATTAGGGGCAGCATTGGCCACCCGCGTATGAGGAAAAAACAACCAATAGAACTTTGACCTCAACCTACTCGCAAAATTGCCCAATTATCGAGCAAGAAATGTAGGACACAATGCCAGGACGCTATGCACGATCGACCACAGCAACCCGAGTCTCAGAGTTCATCGGAACCAGAAGCGGGCGGCACTTTCTACGCGAACATTCGTGGGAAGAAGGAATGCCGATCGTTGTCTCACAACCGCAAGAGCTACTCACTGAAGCCATGGGCCTCGTCGCGACCCAGAACGACACTGTGCTGGTGGCGCTGGTTGAGCCCACAAGCGACGAACTGCTTTTCATTTACATCTCGCTACCCAACAAGAATCTTGAGGTAGTGCCTACAGAACCTCCGCGACAGACCATTCTCGACTTCTACCGCTTAGTCAACGGGACATTCGCACGGACTTTCCGAGTGCAGGGGTGGAAGTACAGCGCCATAGCCCATGCAATAAACACCTGCGATAGGGTGCTCGATCCTCACGATATCCTGCATGGGCTAAACCGCAGAGAAGCGGTTCCAAGAGAAACTGCGATCTAAAACAAAAACTAGCCCCACCCTCATTTGAGGGTGGGGCTGTCTACGTATATGCCAGACCCCGGCATTGTCCGGTCTGCCGGAGCCCAGCGTTGGGAGGTCACGAGGCCGCCTTCCCTCGGCACGATTTTCTACTTCTTGCGGGTATGCCCGTCATATCCAGGAAATGCGCCAGCTGCGGATTTACTAGTTACTGCTGGGCTCGCCTTGGAATAGGAATCCGGCGACTCGGCATAACCCAGCAGCCAGCCAATCTTGGGGCTGACGTAGGTTTCAAAGAGCCGAACCGCCACATAATAGACCGCGGTCAACAGGAGCGTGAGCAGCGCTACCAGAGCGCCCTCGAACTCCGAATCCAATGTCACGTTCCAAGTGACCGCTAGCTGCAGGAAGAATCCCACTACCAGGGGCACGATGGTTCGAACGACGGATACCCAAAGGGTGAATACTACTTGTTTCATGTTTATCGTCCGTTCTGAGTATTGAGCCAGAGCTCGAAGCTTTCCCAGCTCATGTCCTTGAAAATGCCGTCGATCTTGCCGCGGTAGAACTTCTTGCCTCGCTTGCCCAGGGCATCGGCCAGGAATCGCTGCAGCTCGACGTAGAACCAGAAGCCGGCCTTTCGGTCGACCTTCAGCGGCGTGCCCTTGCGAACACCCTTTGCCGCGAACGGCGTGACCTTGTAGTAGCCCTGTGCTCGGAGCATGCGCATGGTGTCAGCGACAGTGCGACCTGCGAACTCACCGTCCCAGCGCTGGTTGTCCCGGCGCCCGGTCGCATGAAGCAAGATCTGCAGCGCGCCAATAGTCAGCGCGTCTGGCTTCTTGGTGATAGAAAGATCTTCGAAATCCTTCGGGAAAGTGGTGCTTCCGTTGGGAGGATTCTTCTTGGACTGAACCTGCGACTTCGGCTTGGCCTCTGGTCGGGATGGCTTCGGCTTTGGCTTAGGTGGTGCAGGCTTCTGTCCGTTGATGATTGCCTGGACCTGTGCACGCATGCCCGACATTGGATATCCGTTGATGTCGATCTTGCGGCCCTTAGGCAACGCGTACTCGGAGTGCCCACACACCCAATCGGCATTGTCCTCGTTGATGGAGTCGAGGAGCGCGGCGCAGAGCTTTGGGTAGGCTTTGCGTTGCGCGTCAGTCCAGTCACGGCCGTCTGCTGCTTCGGCCTCGATTCCGAAGAAGTCGCTGTTCCCGGATCCGGACTTCCATGCACCGCGCCCACCATGGTTTGCGCGGCCGGCAGCGACCACGACGGCTACGCCGCGGCGGTCGAGATAGACGTTGCACAGTGGGCCAGGCAAGCCCGGTCGGCCATTGGTTACAACGTTCAGCGAGGGTCGCCCCTCGGTTCCACGCGGTCCGGCAGTCCAGTGGCACGTCACGCCCTTCGGGGTGAATGAGCTGGAGCCGCGAGTAGACCAGCCCTTCACATATTCAACTTTGAGCCCGCGCGCTTGGATCTTCTTAACGAGGTTGGTTATGCGGGGCATCAGTCATCGCCCTCTTCGTCGCCTTCGCCGGCGCACACGGTCACTGGCTCGTCGTCCGTTGCGTGATCGGCCATGCCGCCGTGCTGGTCGCGGTCCCAGTCCAGTTCGTTTTCGTTCTCGGCGCTCATGAAAGCACCCTCCTTCGTGGTTGGTTTCCACTAGGAGAGTGCTTTCTTTATGGGCTTGCTTGTGGGAGGGGCTACTCGAACGTTCTTCCTAGAACATCAAGTTCAGACCACTTCGTCGCCTTCGATTCCAGGGCGTCCCAGGTAGGTCCTGCCGCGGCTTCCCACTGGTCCCAGGTCGGTACACCGTCCATGATTTCAAGGACGTGCCCCGCGGGCAGCATCTTGGTCTCTCTGAGCTTTCGACCTAGCCATTCAAGATCCTGTCCTGGGAAGTCCTCTTTCGCGACGTAAATGCGGATAGTCCATGGGTCTGAGGGATGCGGTTGTATCGAAATACGCCCCTGCCTCTTGTCAGGCATTTGGAGGCTGGTGACCATATCGAACAAATGCTGCCGGCTCCCCAGCGCGCGCCGCTTCCCCTGGAGCATCTCCTTGAGGAATGTCCGAAGCGTGAATCTGTCCGTGTTCAGGGACAAGGCATTGAAGCCCGTCATCTGTCCCAGCCATCGAAGCGCATCATCGGGAACCGTGTCTGGGTTCGTGTACTTCCCGGCCCAGAGGTCGTCGGATACTTGGCGGTACTCCCCTGCGATGCGTCCGATGCCATCCATGAACTTCAACATCGGATAGTTTGTTGCGCGTGGGGCGACCTCGCCAGGCAGGTGTTCCAGCAGGTAGCGGCTCGGGCCGACACTGACGGCCAAAGGCGTGGGGCGCATGCCACTCGTGGGTTGGGCAACACGCGACTGGCAAATGATAACGACCTGCACCATGCCGTCACTTGGTGGATAAAATTCATACTCGACGTACCCATCCGCAACAATGTTGTCAATCACCCGGGCAAAGGTCGGGTCAGCCCCTCCATTGCGCGGAACAAGGTGAACGTTAAGTCGGTTTTCGCCGGCAATGACGGGTTTCTTGTACCAGACCTGCAGGAAATGCTTACGCCCAGGCTGCACGAAAATGTCGGTTCGACTATGAAACCGGTATCCGTCTCCATAGTCGAGAATTGTCCACCCTGATTCCGGAGTGAAAACGAAAGGTTCAGGGATCGCCCCCTCCCATCGAGGCAGTACTGGGTTCCTTTGCTGCTCATCAAGCACTTGGTATTGGGCAGGCAATGTTTCGAACCAGCCAATGGTCCACGGATCAACGTTAGCCGGATAATCACGCATTAGTTGCTCACCGTCACTGTAATCGTGCCAGCTCGCGCTAGAGGCGCATCTCCCGTGAGGGCGATATCAACAGGAGTCGATTCCAGTGCCGCGATTTCAGGTAGCCCGACGACCCTGGCGGTAATCTGGTTCTTATCCACCTTGGAGGCCCATTCCCACGTCGCTGGGCTGAGCCACTCGGTTAGCGCACTGATAACCGCTGCTTTGGCCTCGTCCACCGTTGAGTTCAGAGAACGTTTCACGGTGACCGCGATATTCACCGACGTGTAAGCAGGAGCGATGAGATGCACCTGCAGCGAGGCCAGGGCTTGCCTGTTGATCACTTCTTGAAGGTCTGCCAGGACTTCCGCGTTGAGCGGTTCGCCGAACTGGTCGGCCACGGCTACCGTCACGTGTCCAGGCGCCGGGGTTTTCGGAGTCCCAGTCGGATTATAAATATCCAAGGTCATGGCCCTTCCGACTCGGGGATCCATGAGCATCGCCGCGGTGAAATTATCCGGAATCACCAGCGAATTGCTCATGCGCGACAAGGCGGCAGAAGCACGGGAGCGGAATGATTCGTCGGATTCTTCGCTCTCTCCCCCGTATGTGGCCTGCGAAATCGTTACCTCGTCGACGAGTATGTTCGTGTCGACCAGTTCAAGGACTGTGCCGACGGGGATGCCGTTTCCTTCGATACCAGAATCTTCGGCTTCAATAGCTGCGTATCCGAACAGCGTTTCGGCGGTGACAATCGTTGCGTCTTCCGTGGTGAGGAAGTCGACGGTCTCGTCAGTCTCCTCAATCTCGAAGCGCACACGCGTGCCGGCGGGAATGACGGTGAGCGGTTCCGCGCCATTGACTTGGAAGCAGATCTGGCCCTCGGTGTTGAACCCATCATGCCGCGTGACCCCATACAGGCCCATGATTTGCTCGGTGACTTCTTCCCCCACGGATTGCAGGGCGAGCGCTTCAACTCCGAGAATGAGCGCCAGAGATTCAAGTAGGACAACTTCGGTGCTGGAATCCCTTGGGGTCCACTCCGGCAAAGCATTCTGGGCGTGCTGGATCGCAGTAGAGACCAGATCTTGTTCACCCCCGAACTCTAAGAGGTTCAGGGATTCGAGTTCAGGAATGTCCTGGGGCTCTGAAAATTCTGTCGTCATACTTCCTCATCCTCTTCTTCATCGCCAAGGATTGGCTCTTCATCTCGTTCCCACTCGACAACGGCGGCGGTAACCACGTCTGAGACGGGTTCGATTCGCACATCTGTGATGGTCACGTCGTCGAACCCAATTTCCGACATATTTGTCGCGAGGTCCGAGTGGATCGCCACCTCGTCTATGCCAAGGCCTGCTGGATCCGTGATTCCGAAACTGGCAGCAAGGGGCCGCTCACCTTGCTGCGTGTAAAGCGATGCGGCGATAGCATCGTTGACTTCCTGGTCTGAACCGTAGTCAGCCGTGGAAACTTTGCCGGTAAGGTCCAAACGGAAAGGGAATCTGATCGCGCCACTCACAAGTCCTCCCGGATATCATGGGGTATTTCTTCCTCGCTGATGTGGTATCGAATGACCCAGCCGCGGACGACGTTGATCAACCGCCAGTACTTGGAGGTTACGAATTCAAGTTTTTCGTCGAGCTCTTTGACTTTGCTCGTTAGTCGTTCGACTTCGGATTTCAGGGCTTCGACCGTTGTTTTGAGAACTTCAAAATCCAACTTCTTTTTCTCGAGTTCTGTGTCATTCAGCTCGGTGACAAGCTGGATCTTGTTCTGGTCTTGTGCGTTCTTCCGTCCGAGCCAGTGCCCTAGCGCCCCCGCGAGGGCCGCTAAAAGCGCCGCAATTACGGCCGCGAGGAACGTGAGCATCTCACTGCTCATACGAACGCCATCCACCGAAGCGAAATCGAGCTAGAACGGGACGTGGCAAGAGAGAGCGTCGCCGCATACCTGGTCGCCGATTCGGTAATGACGGCGGAAAACCATCCTGGGTTCGACTGCCCTTCTACCGTTGCCAAGATCGTCGGGACTGACGGAAAAGCGGTCACCGGAAATGCCAGGCTGGCTGTCGCCTTGTTGGGCCACTGGCCTTGCGATGCATTGGCAGCAGGCGTGGTCGTCGCAACAACTCCGGTGAGGACGACTGACAAGCCGAGTGCGTCGAGTTTGGCCTTGTCGGTCGACGGCATCGCACCAGCCAAGGAGCTTGTAGCAAGTACGAGTTTGTGAACGTGATCTGCCCGAGCCGACCGAACAGATGTTCCTTCGGCGTTCGCGCCGCCGGCCGCGACGTCTTTGGGTGTTGCACCGCCGAACGGCGCGTATTCAATCCATTCCGTGCCCGTATTCACATAGATCCGGTTCGTCACGTTATCAAACCAGAATCTGACTCCACTGGCCGGGCCCGGCCTGTCCGCAACCGGGCCCATGCGAAATCCGGGCAACAAATTCAGCAGGTCGACCATAGCGTTGTGGCCAGCTCGTCCCGGAATAGGGTCGGTGCCGGCGCCATATTTCACCAGCCCATGTGGTGACGAGTTTTCAATAGCCATGCGCCAAGAATGCCCATCAGCTCCGTTGCCGTGTGGGAACTGCGTTGCCAGCGCATCAAAAGTAGTTTCACGTCATGGGGACGGCTGGCACTCCTGGAAGCGAAGCAGGCCAAGGATCCGAGGTGTGCCACGTCCATTGGCCAACGATATCCGAGTTCTGATCCATCGGAGCCTCCTGGTCATAGACCCCGTAGATGTTTCCGCTGGATATCTGCATGAGAACGCTTCGCGCATCCAAGCGTATGAACGCCGAGGTGGAGATGAGGGTAGTTGTGGATGGCTTGAATCCCGACGGCAGCGCATATTTCATGATGTTGCCGCCATCTTTTGCCAGGTTCAGCATCAGGGTGACGCTGTTTCCCTCGCGATAGAGCCAAACAGTGGAGTATGGCGGGGCGCCGACCATGCCGCCATCCCACAGGGCCCTGATGTCGCGCACCCCGGTACTTGAGAGGAGCGCAATGCTCCCCGCCGGGTCAGATAGCGCAACTCGTGTCCCTACCGTGCGGTCCACGCTGAGCAGGTCGCTTTCCGTGCTCGCGTTGGCGACCTCGGGAATCGCGACCATATTCTGGCGGGTTCCCCCGAGAAGGACAACCAAGACAGATGCACCGGCTTCTGTATTTCCGTGCACGGGCATCGGGCCGACTGGCGCTGTTCCTAACAGCTTGGGAACAATGACCCACGCCAGTCCGTCGTCGAGTACTCGGGAAACGGTGCCTCGCCAAATCTGTCCTGCGGATTGAACGGTCATGCTTATGCCTTCCAGTACTTGAATCCTGGAAGCTGGTAGGCCTCCACATACGCGGTGGGATCCGGGCGGGTGATCAAGACGAGCTCGCCATCAAGCATGACGACCACCATGCCACGTCCGATGGTGAATGCCAGTTCGCCTGTGTTCTCGACAACCAGCAATCCGGCTTGCGACAATCCACTCACCGGTACTTTCCGTCCGTCTCGGCGTGTCACCGACAGGATGGCAACGTCCGTATCGGGTGCGTATTCCTCCAATGGGGCCGCGCAGGCGGAAATGACTTCCGCCAGCTGTGCGCTGCTCGATTCCTCGGACTCATTCCGAAGCGCCTGGGCATCTGCGGTCGAGTCCACGGTCACGTCGCACGCCTGGCAAACGGAGGCGACCAATAGCCAGATCCATGTCATTTCAGCTGATTCCTTGCAGTCTGGCCCTTGGGCCGCAAGTAGCCTTGCAACCCGCTCTTGCTAAACGTCTCGTAGTATGCGGCTTTCTGGCGGGTACCTGACTGCGTGATGCAGTAGACGGTTGAGCCGTTGTCGCGGATGACAATGGCGACATGCCCGTAGTATCGTCCGCCGATCTTTCCGTAGGGTGCGCCCCAACAGGCAATGTCTCCCGGCTGCGCGCTGGCATGTTTGCTAATCGGAGTGAAGTACCGGCGCTGCGTTGCACCGTAGTACCAATCCCGCCCGTTGCCGCGCGGCCAGACGCCATAAAGATCGCGCGCGTACTGCTTCGTCAGGCCTACGCACTGGACACCGTATCCTTCTACGCCCCAGCGTCCGCCGATCTTGTTGGCCACCCAGCGTCTGAACCACAGCGATCCCGTGAAGCTTGAATTCGAGCTGTTGCTACCGCCAGTGCCTGAGCTTCGGTATTTGCGCTTCGTCGTCGTTTTCTTCTTCGACTTGCCTTTGGCTTCCTTCCGCTTCGCTGAGGCGGTCTTCTTCGATCCGCTGCGCGCCTGCTTCTCTGGGTTGACTGGGCGCTCGCATTGCACGCCAACAGGCTGGGAAACCGTCAGTGGGTAATCGCAGGAGACTACGATCCATCGTCCGCCGCTGGCACCCACGTTTCCGCTGAGCGTGAGCTCGTCCCCTGGCCGGACGCTATCCCCATTCGCAGAAATAAGCTTGAGGCTGAGTTTCTCATCCTTACGACCGTCTTCACCCGCGTCATAGACAGGCATGCCATCCAATGATGGTGAATAGTCAGACCAGGAATTCCAAGCCACGGTCCACACCGAACGGCCAGGCCGCGCCATAAGCCACGTCGGACGGGCAAAGACCAGTCGGTCGCCGTACTCGAACAGCCACACGCCGAGTTCGCGCGCTAGCTCAGTCATCACGTCCCAAGTTGACGGACGATTGTTCCCTTCTGGTTTCTCTCGCATGATCTGCCGTTTGCCAAGGCCTGGCTGGACCCAGTACTTCATTCCCGCGGCCCGCGCCTGGTTCTTCACCCACGCAGCAACGTCCTGGTTGCCCCAGTTCTTCGCGCCGGTCTGCCGGCGGAGCTTGCGCACAAAACTCGACTCCGCAGTCACTTGGAGCTGCGGTCCTGCTGCCCCTCCTTGAGTCTTGACCTGAGTCACGGCAACGGACCACCCGCCGTACCTGATGGTGGCGCCAGCCTTGAACGAATTAGACCGGAACAATCCAAGAGTCAAAGTGTCATTGAACGTGAAGTTCATCGTCGAAACCTGGCTAATGGACACCTTCAGGCTCGCTGAAATGCAGGTCTCGGTGATGTTTTTGATTGATGATCCGGAGACGGTGATGTTCTTGAGCTTCGAGCCGCTAAGAGTGGATGACATCAGGAGCCTCCTTTACTTCTTCGGCAGGTGCAGTACCCAGCCCGGCTTGAGAAAGTTCGGGTTGCGGTATTTCTTCCCGCGTTTCTTGTTCAATTTCCAGATCTCCGGCCACCGGCGGCCACCGCCCAAATATTTCTGGGCAATCTTGTAGTAGGAATCGCCGCGCTTGACTTTGTATGTACGGCGAACCGACTTCTTCGGCTTCTTCTTGGTCGACTTGCGCCGCTGTGGCTTCTTTTTTGCCTGCCGTTTCCGTACCAATGCCGGAGAATCAACAGCTTGGCGCAGCGTCCAGTGCAGCACGGCACGGCTGATCTGGTTATGGCCAGAAAGCTGCTGCGCCTCGATCTTGAAACCGACCACGTGGTACCAGACTCCGTTGGAGAAAAAACTCGATCCTCCAACGAAGCGGACTTTCTGGCCTGATCGAATCAGCTTTTGCAATGCCCAAATGGGCGTCTGCACGTTTCGCTCGAACGACAGGTTCGCCACCGTGTGTTTGAAGCTCAATTCGCGTAATCCGGGATTGAGTTGGCGTGTGATGGTCGTTTTTCCCTCGCGGTCGACCGTGCCGTATTCAGGGACATGTTCGAAATCGAACTCCGCTGGCATGGAGTACATGGAGACTTTCGTTCCCTTGGAACCGATCACTGTCATGCGACGCTCGGCTTTGACTTGTGGCAGGTAGGCGATGCGAATTTTTACCATTAGTAGGACTGCTCCATTTCCTGCTGCTTCTTCGCGAGTGCCTCGGTAACAGCGGCTTCGACAAGGGTCTGAATCTGTGCGGGTGACAATCCTGAACCGTCAATGGTGACTTGGACTGCCCCGCTGTCGAGCTTGATCGACGGCGCAGGGCTGCGGGACGGCTCGACAGGCACTGGCGCCAGCGACGGAGTCGCCTGTCTCGCTTGCTGCTCGCGCACCCACTGCACCGGTACCGTGTCCGGAATGCGTGGAGCTGTCAGCACAGCCCCACCAGCCGCGGCACGCAGTCCTGTGAACGGCGAGAGCCGCTCCATCACAGTGGCCATGGAGGCTCGCGCCGGGCCGCCGCCGGCAGGCCGCCCGCCAGAGTAGATGTGGTTCAAGGCCATGATGTTCTCAGGGCCAATCTCGCGCACCAACTCGGGCACAAGCAGTGCCTCGCCCGGTGACACCCGCATGATCTCGGAATCAACGCCCGGGGCGTAGCCTGGCACGATCGCGCCGCCCGCAGCTGCAGGCAAGTCCATGTAGACGCCGCCGCCGGAGTTCACGGTTTGGCCGCCACGCCCACCAGGCGCATTGCGGAGCATGCCGTCCGAACCTGTGTACGTGGCGGCCTGATGCGTCTCGGAGAAAATAGAATGCTTATGCGTCGTCACCCACACGTGGGCAGTCGAACCGTCAACCTTGTCAACGGCGCCCATCGTTTCTTCGGCGACTCGCTTCGCCTCCGACGACATCCACGACTCGATCTTGACGCCGTCCGGTATTTTCAAGATGTGCCGAGTGAGGTCAATGCCCGCTTGCCCCGTAATGCCGAACGCGTCGGCGGCTTCAATCAGGTCGTTATAGGTTCCAGTGAGTTTGCCTTGCAGTTCGTCTTGTCCGAGCCCTTCGTTCGCCATTGCCTTGACTTGATCCATGCCGCCGCGCGCTAGGTCCTGGAATGCAGCATTGGCCGTTGCTCCGGCTTCTGTAGTCAAGTCGAAGTCGGTCTTGTTCTTGTTCAGAACGCCTGACAGGTTGCCGTTCTTCTCAATGAGCTCATTCACGGTTTCCCCGACCCCACGCAATGCATCCTGGTAGCTTGCTTGGGCATCACGAGACGACATGACTGCAAGTCCTGCATCAAACAGGTAGTCCAAATACTTCTCCATGTCGCTGACAACACCTTCAAGGGTGATGCCGAAGTCAGCCAGATATTCGGTCGCTTCCTCCACGCTGCTGGACATGCCGCCAGCTGCCTTGGCACTGGTATCCATGCCTTCGGCTGCTGCCTCGGTGGCTCTTGCCGCGGTTATTGCCGCAGGTTCCATGCCTGTCATTGCCCAGTTCAACAGCTCTTGCTCTGACAGGCTCACGTTCGCTGCATTGGCTTGTTCCAGCAGCGCGTCCTTGTACCCGGGGAGGTAATTCAGGGCATCCTGTGCGCTCTTCCCGTTGGCTTCAAATTCCTTAGTGATCAGCCGGAAGGAATCAGCAGCGGACTCCGCTCCACCGGCGCTGACGAGTTCGCCCATGGCATCGCCCATGTCCTTGAATTTGCCTTCAACCTGAGTGATTTCATCGTTGGTGAAGCCAATTGCAGAGGTGACGGGGTTGATAAAGTTCTGGAACCGGTTTCCCATGGTCGGGGACGACAGAGTCTTGATGGATTCGGAAAGCGAATTCACGGCTTCGGCGTCTCCTTCCGCGCCGGCTCCCAGGTCCCAGTTCTGGAATAGGCCGTCGAGGTCGGATGCTTTTGCTGCTTCACCGGCTTTCGTCACACCCACGATTGCGTTCCGGTATTCTTCAGCAGACGTAATTTCTTCGTTGCTGGTCAGCCCCTTAAGAGCCTGTCCAGCTACAACGAGGACAGCAAGCTTGCCAGCAGCTTTCGCAATGCCATTAATGACGCCCGCGCTCTTGCCGGCGTATGCATTGAAATCCTGAAGCGCATACATAGTGTCGCGGATCTTAGGAACGATCATGAGGAAGGCGCCGGCCACCAACAAGCCCACACCGGTGAATCCGCCGAGAACCCCTATGGTCGAGAGCATCTTAGGATCCAGCGTTCCGAGCCAGTCAACAACTTCTTCCAGACCTTGGACCATGCCACGCAGAATGTCGTTCATCCCCGAACCCGACTGCAGGAATACGGTGTCAATTGAGCCGCCCAATTTTTCCAGGTCACCGGCAAGGTTGTCTTGCAGGTCGGCGGCGGTCTTGGCTGCGTAACCAGCCTCATTGACCTTGTCGGTCCAGTCAGCGATGCCCTCAGCGCCCTGGTTGTACAACTCGGTGGCTGCACGAACAGCGTCCGAGCCGAAGATGATGCCCATGGACGCCATGCGCTGTTCGTCTGTGAGGTCCTTCATGCCGTCTTTGAGTACGCCGGCGAAGTTGGCCATGCCGATGAACTCACCATTCGCGTCGTACGCTGAAATGTTGAGCCGCTCCATCTCCGCCGCTGCCTCTTTCGACTGCGGGGTAAGACGCTGCAGCATGGTCTTGAAGCTCGTGCCGGCGTCTGAGCCAAGTAAATTCGCGGATGCAAAAGCGGCTAGGGTGCCAGTAGTTTCCTCAATATTCAGACCAGTACCAGAAGCAACAAGGCCAGCCTGTCCAAGCGCCATGCCTAGGTCCTCCACGGAGCCCTGCGCCTTACCTGCGCCGGCGGAGAGCAGGTCAGCGAGATGCGGGATCTGATCGCCAGAGAGCTTGAACTGAGTCATGGCGCCCGATGCAATTTCTGCGGCCTTTGACACGTCCAGTTCGCCGGCGGCCGCCAGCGACAACGCCCCCTCCAGGCCACCGGAAAGAATCTGCTTTGTCGAAACGCCGGCTTTTCCGAGCTCGTTGATCGCGCCCGCTGCCTCGGCGGCCGAGTAGGCGGTGTCGGCGCCGTACTTCATCGCGGCGTCACGCAGCAACGCCATGTTCTCGTCGGACTCCTGGGTGAAAGCCTTCACCTGGGCCATGGCCTTATCGAAATCGGCGTAGGTTGTCAGCGCCTTGCCGAAGCCAAGCGTCATCGCCCCGCCAACAGCCATGACCGCCGGGGCGAGAGTCTGTCCTACCTCCTCACGCGACATCCGTTGCCGCGGTTCAGGCATGCTTTCCAGTTCGCCATTCTGCGCTAAAAGGGATGCTTGGGCGTCTTCCAGCTCGCCTGTTGCTGCCACAACTGCATGTAGTGCCTTTTCTTGCCGGTATCGTGCGTCTGTAAGGCTTTTCTCCGCTGTCAGCCGGGCTGTTGAACCTGCTTCGGTTCGGCCTCTGACTTCTTCCAGGCGGCGTTCTGCGATGGTCACCCCTTGGGATGCCTGATCGAACTTGTGGAGTGCGTCGGACTGCTTGGCACCGGCTCGCCCAAGAGCCTTCTCCAAAACCTCGGTAGATCCGGCGGCGCGGGCCATGGCCTTCTCGTACACTGCCGCGGAAGCGTCGGCGCTGGCTGCCTGCCGTTTGTTGGCCGCAGCGACTTCTTCAGAAGCTCCTACGGCTTTCTTTTTGAGGTTGTCGAGAGGGGCAGACGCCTGGTCCTTCAGCTCTGCCGTCAGTGTGATCTTGGAGCCTTGGTTCATGGGCGTCTACCCCCTATCGTCAGGTGTTGTTCATTTCAGCCGCTTGCCGCCGCTGGTCGTGCAGGATGAGCGCAGCGGCTTCACGGGAGGCGTTTACCCGCCAGTCTTTTTCTGTCAGCAGGACGGCTGGATCAATCGAGAGGATCTCGGAAAGGTTCGCGTAGTACTTGAACCTGTCGTTCCTGCGCAGAAACGTGACTAGCGCTCGGTAGGGTCCAGCGGAGTCAGATCCTCGGGCCAGCCGGCCTCAAGCAGAACTGCTGCGCCCATGGCCCCAACTCCGGCATCACCCAGGAACTTGCGGACCGCGGCACGTACATCGTTCGGCTCGCCCACGGCTTCCAGGAACTGTTCGCTGTTCAGTAACAGCGGCTCGTCGTCGGAATCCATCACCTGGTCCAGGTCCTTGCCGTTGCCCTTGTAGATGCCTACGTTCTTCTCGGCGATCATCTGGGCGAACATGTTGGCCTGGCTGATCTTGCGCGGCTTGCCGGGGCGGGCCTTCCCGATCAGAGCGTTGTCGTTGAACCGCTTCAGTTCTGATTCGGTGATGACAACATCAATTTCCAGGACCCAGTCACCTGGACGGCCTGGGACGGGGAAGCGAACCGTTTTGGTGGTTTCGTCCTTGGCTGCTTCGAGGAACTCGCCGAGCAGGTCATAGTCGCTGGATGCTGTTTCGTCGGTGTGTCGCCGTTCTCGGCGTTCGGTGATGGCGGATTCTGCCGGGTGCAGCGAGAATTCTTCGTCAATGCCGTTGGTGTTGCTACCCAAGGTGGCCCCTAATGTCGTGGGTGAAAATAAGACACCCTCACCATGAGTCTGGTGAGGGTGTCGTTGTGGGATGAAGCCGTTGAGAGTTATGCCAGCCCGTTGGTCGCGAAGGTCAAGGTGACCATTCCTCGGTCCGTAGTGGAGTTGGAGTTCGTATCAGGGAAATCCACGCCCTTGAGCAAGCAGTAGGGATAAACCAGCGGCTTGCCCTTGCGGATCATGTTTGCGTCCAAAGGCTGCTTGGTGATCGTGTGGCGGGTCTTGTTGCAGTTCTTGGCCAGCTTCCGCAGCATCTCCAAATCAGAGATTTCGAAGCCGCGAGTCAGAACAATGTCGGACCAGGTAGGAGGCGTGCCCACGACTTCTTCCTTGATGGAGCCACCATTGCGGTACTTCACCTGCTCACCGGAGACTTGGCCGCCGGTCATCGTTTCCCAGGTACGCGGGATTCCGCCGGCAGTAGTGAGGAACTGGTTCTGTGTGGAGTTAGTCATTTCTTAGCTTGTCCTTTCTTTAGAAGGCGCTCTGCAGCGGAACCTTGATGATTTCGACGCGGATCAGATCTGCAGTCGGCGAAAGTCGAACGAGAACCGTCACGTTGAGTACGTTCTGTTCCAGCGACGACAGCGGGTTATTCGTGCTGTCGACAGTGATCTGGTAGCCAGGATCGATTTCTTCCCGATCGCCATCGCCAGTTTCCCGGCTCAGTCCGAAGAAACCACCGGCATCAGCAATCGGTGACAGCAGGCCTTCGACCTCTGCGCCGATCTGAGCCGTCAGGTGACCGTTATCGTCGACGGTTTCACCCACGAACGGTTCCAGGACGTTCTTGACGTCACGCGAAAGGTTGTTCAAGACGTCTCGGGCTGACAGTGCGCGCATTTCGCTGTTGTTCGACAGGGAAACCCAGTTGTACAGGCGGACCTTGGTGCCGGTCGTGACGATGCCGTTCACTTGCGCGTCTGAAAGGCGGTTATTCAACTCGGTGTTCACCGGAATGACGGTGCCCACAACCCAGCGGGTCTGGGAAATATCGCCGAATGGCTTGCGCCAGTAGCCTACGGTCTGGTGCGCGCGGGTGCGCATCGCAGCAACATAGCCTTCGGGACTGATCACCCTGGTGGCTGAACCATCGGGAATCGTCAGATGCGGGAAGAACAGTCCCGCATGATCCCCCGCACCGCCAAGAAGGTCAGGCGCGGCAGCGATCACCGCATCAGCCGTGTCCGTGACAGCCGGCGCCAGCAGGGCGATACGCCCGTTGGACTTCGCATAGTCAATGAGTGCGGTTCCGATGACGCTGGCAGGATAGCCAGGCGCCGCTACAGCGCCGCCTTCGCCGAGTTCGCCAGCGCGGGACAGCGCGCCGATAACATGCGGAACGGTAATCGAAGCGCGGTCATCTGCACCGCCGATAAGTTCGGTCGCAGCAGCGGTCACGGGCAGGTTGCCCGGCGCCGCGGTGGCCGAACCAAGATCGGAGATTCGCACCACTGGTGACTTCGACGCTGCAGCAACCAAGTCCGCAGGCGACCCGCCATTCAACACGGCAAGAGTTTCCTCGCCCTGGGAAATGGTGATCGTGCACTGGGCCCCAGTGGTTGATACGGCTGCCTTGATCGCAGTGGTGTGCGAGCCAGGGTTGCGTGCCTCGACCAACAGCGTCTCTACGGCCATGCTGTCCATCAAGGTCAGTTTGTCGTAGGTTGCCGCAGGGCCGACGACACGCGAAACGATCAGCTCCGAACCGCCTTCTTCGAAGAACATGCGGGCTGTGTCGTACCCGTTGGCGGAGAACGCCGCGCGTGGACCGAAGGTCGACTCGTATTCAGCAATGGAACGGATCAGGACCGCCCGGTCAGCTGGACCGGAACTGGTGATCGCTGGAATCTGGAATCGTCCGGATACCGGGCCCGGATTGATGGGACCGGAACGGATGGTCGTGGATGCTTCAACGCCGATCTTACTCATTGGCGGTGTCCTCCTTCTTGGTAGTCTTCACGGCTTTTGGTTGCGGGAAGCTCGGTGGGCCGGTCGGTGCCTTGGGGATGATCAGCCGGCCGCATTCGAGCAGCGCGGCCGTAATCGGGTCCGTGATATCAGTGGTGACGGAGGTGAATCCGTCCAGCTGCTTGCCGTCCTGGGTGTAGATCACCGGCTCGGCCTGCGGATTGTGGATGCGGGTCAATTCGCTCATGGCATCACCCTGCAATGTCGATGTCGGTGAGTGTGGGAGGGATCGGTTCTGCGCTGTTCTGATACATGAGCCCCAGCCGAAGTTGGATATGCGCCGGCAGATCAGGGTTGGGGCCTGGGAAGTCCGTAGTTTCAGTGACCAGTAATTCGAATTCGGCGTAGTGCCCTGCAAGGTACTTGCTGGCGTCGTCGTCATTAGCGACATCGCTGAAGGATTCGACGAATGTTTGGGGGTCTAGCTTGATCTGTTCTTCGCCTACGTCCAGGAAGCACCGGCGAGTCAGCAGCGCCGCACGCAGACAGGTGGCCAAGTACTTCTGGCGGTAGGAAGTGCTGCTGTAGTCGGAGCCGCGCACAAAGCACCAGACACGGAAGACGTACCTTGTTTCGAAGACCTCGACCGCGCCGGTGCCTCCTACTTTCTGGGTTGTGAATCTTGGACCAGTATTCATCTCCTCTACGGCAAGGTAGGGGTATCCCTCGATGGACTGCGCTGGAATTGGATGCGGATAAATGTGCTCTGGCTTCGGAACATCGACTGGTAGCGCCGGAGCTTCGCCGGCCATCCTGCGTTGCATGATTGCCGGCACGCGCTCGATGAGTGTTTCCGTGAGCGTGGCTGTGATGACTTCGTGGCCGATCATTTAGAGTCCTTCGACGAGGTGGCGTTGCAGAATCTTTGCCCATTCGCGTTGTTCTTGGATTGGGACTTTGCCGATCAGAGGTCGGGCAGGCATGTTCGAAGTTCCGTATTGGTGGAATCGCGCGTGTGGCAGTTGTGTACCAACGGTCATGCTCTGCTTGTTCATTTCCCTGATGCCGAGCTTCTCAGCCAACGATTCGCGCAGTTCACCAGAACGTACGAGAATCCCGCGCCCGGGGTAATGGCGGGCTTTCCATCTGCCGTAGTTCGCCGAGAGCGGCGACCATCCGTTAGACATGGTCTTGCCCTGGCTGGCGAAGTTGGCGGCCTGCAGGTCAACGAAACGATCAGCGATCTGTTCCCACACCGGCACAGGGTCTCTGAGCCGGTGCGAGAACCGATCGAGCACCATACCGAATGCATCGAAGCCTTCACCGTGAAATACGAGGCCTGAGCCCATGGGTCACCACACCTGGATATCTTTGACGGTTGCTTCACGGAACATAGATCCGATCAACCCCGCGGTGGGCTCGGTCGGCCCACCAGTGTCCGGGTTCTGCTGGTCATCGATGGCTTGGTCAATCAGCCTCGCCAGGTCATCGAGTCCCGCATTGAACTGGCCCCATAGCTCTGCCGAATATGATGACTGGTCGTTCGTTCCCGATTTCGTAGGGAATGTTGCAGAAATGGTCGTTGCTGCCGCACCAGTGATGACGAGCGCCTTGGCGGCCCCGTTGATCGCGGTGAGCGCAGCCTCATTCTTGATATAGAGGCGTCGAACGAGCCGACCGTGAACGTCGTCGCCGACGGTTTCGATGAACGACTCGACGTCCGCCATGGTCACCTGCGCGTCGACCGCGCGTTCTTTATTCCAAACTCCCCCGGTTGGCGGTTCAGGATCCGTGGCGGGGGCTGGGGCGATAGTAACGTGGAGGGCCCGAGCCAAGACGTCCTCGGCTCGAACCCCCCACTCGAAGTTCGCCATTAGGCTGGCTTCACCATGCCCCGTGCCAGCAGCCATTCTGCTTTGTCATCAGTGAGCTGAATGACCTGGCCTTGGCTGCGCAGGGCGCCGTCTGGGCCGACCAGTGCGGTGGCCAACACAAGGTAGTCCCGTCCTGCCGGGCCTACGGTGTCGCTTTCAGCTCCCTCGTCCACTTCTGCTTCTGGTTCGGGTTCAGCTTCTGCTGCGCCCTCGCCCGCTTCCGGGGCTTCGGCTTCGGTCGAAGCTTCCGGTTCGGATTCCGGCCCAGCGGGCACAGCATCTGCCGATTCCTTTTCAACCAACTCGGCAGCCTTGGCAGCTTCCGGGTCAACGAACTTCAGCAGGTCAGCCTCCACACCACCAGTGTCCTCGACCCCGGTAGACGCCGCAGGCTCAGCGGTCACGTCTTTAGCACGGCTAGTCGTGCTTCGCTTTGCGGTTGCCACGATTCCTCCTACGCGAAGACGAGCTTCGTGATTGCCTTCGGATTGGTGATGACAGGGACGTTTTCGTACCAGGCCTGGACGCGCTGCATGTTGCGATCTTCCACGGCGTAGGACTTGACCTGCAGGCCGCCCAACTCGTCGCGCAGCGAACCGATGATCTTCGACTGGAAGATGTACATCTCGCCACGCTTCACCTTGGAGTTCTTGATCCAGGACAGACCGGCAATGCCGTCCATGTCACCGGAAAGAACAGGGTTCAGCTCCTTCGACTCGCGTGGGAACTGCTCACGGATCGACTTGTCACGCAGGAAGTGCTCCAGCGCGTCGAGCGGGTTGATCAGCACCGAGTTCGCCACGTAGCCGAGCTCTTCGAAGGTGTCGTTGATCAGCGATACGCCGGTGTAGATATCGGCGATCTTGTCGTCGCCGGCAGCCCAGGGGCTGGTCGGAGCGAATTCGTTGATGTCCGGGTCGTTGACGATCGCGTTGAGGGCGACCATGGTGTTCTTACGACGGCAAGCGGCTTCCAGGTAGGCTTTCTTTTCCTTCCAGGTGCCGGTCTCGTTGCGACGGATCGCAGCATCGGTCATTTCGATGGCTGCACCGCGCTGCTTGACCTTCTCCAGGAGGTCCGCGCCTTCACCGAAGTCAAGGATGGGGAAGGAAGCACCGTAGGCGACTTCTTCGACCGCACGGCCGTCCAGCGGTTCATGCTGCCCGGTCACGCGGTTGTAGATGACCGCGCCGCCCTTGGCGTCGCCGGAGTCCAGCGCGTAGTCTGCCAGGGTCTTGCCGTCGATGTTCGGCTTGAAAGCGTTCTTCAAGCGGGTGACGTTGGTGATCAGGCCCTTGAGGTAATTCGGGTCAATCGGCTGGTCTGGGTACATGGTGGGTATGTCCCTCCTTCCTAGTAGAGAAAAATGCCTGCGTCGGCGCCGGCGGCTGCTGCGACGGCGACGATGCCTACGGGACGCTCGCCTGCGGCGATCTTGTCGGCCTTGCCTTCGGCGGCAACCTTCACCAGGTCGCCAACGATCAGGTCGACGGCTGCCACAACTGGAACGTGCGAGTAGGTGATCAGGTGGATCACTTCACCGACCGCACCGTCATGGCCGGCAACGCCTGCAGGAGTGTCGCCTGCGCCGGCGGTGGCCACGTTCAGCAGGGACATGGTGGAACCGGCTGCGTACTTCACGAAGCGCTTGCCAACAACTGGTGCGCCAGTCACCTTGCCGGTGACGTGGTCTGGATCTACGAAGAGTGGGCGTGCGATAGGCATTACTTGCTACCTCCGTTCAGGAATTCGGCGTCGATCTGCATCTGCGCCTTGAGTGCTGCTTCGTCGGTACCGACAGCGAAAGCAGCGGATTCAGCACCGATTTCGCGGGTGTGGATGACCGGCTGCAAGCCAGCCAGAAGAGTGGTGGTCTGTTCCTCGTTGGCGGACAGAAGGGCGCGGTAGTTCGCTTCGTCCTGAGGATGGATCCGGCCTTCGCGCTTCGCGTTGGCAATAATCTCGTCGTGGCGACGCTGGGTTTCCGCCTTCTGTGTCGCCAGGATCGTTGCCTCTGCTGCGCTGAGCCGCTTCTGCATGTTCGCGAACTGCGCCGCGCTCATCTGCACGGTTTCTGGTGCTGCTGGTGCCGGCGCCGCCTTGCTTGCGGCGATCTGCTCGCCGGCGCCGGTGTCTCCTGCGGTTCCCTCGCCGGCAGTTTCATCGCCCGCGGCCGGCTTGTCTGCCTCGCCAGCCTCTTCCACTGCTGGCGCTGGTGCTGGTGCTGGTGCCACGGCAGCCAGTACGGCTTCATCGGTGACTTCTGCGGAAATCAGGCCCTGTTCGCGCAGTGCCTTGATCTGCTCTGGGGTCACGATGTCCTCCTTGCTTTGAGTTGCATGCTTCGCCGCCATGACTGCCGGCTTATGTACACGCACAGACTGCTTGCTGGCAGATTTGAAGTGTGGGATGGAGGCGTTTTGTGCAACGGGCTCGAATACGGTGCGACGCACGACGGCTTCAGGCTGGCCAGAGAGCGCCACCGTGCCGTCAGCGTTGATCGTGAATGACTCGCGCAAGAATTGGGATCCATTGGCGGTCTCGTGCTCGTAAATGACCATCGAGTCATCGAGGTCACTGACCCAGAGATACTCGGTTGGCTGGATGCGGGAATGCAACGCCGTGCGCAGCTGGTTGCGCAGCGATTCGAAAGTGTGCCCGCCTGCGAGGGCGAAATGGCCCGCGGAGTCGACGACGCTCACCAGGACTTTCCGTTTTCCCTTTCCGGAGAATGCCTCGTGAACCGCGCCGAGCCCGGAAACTGCCGGTTGCACTGAGCCGAGCAGCGCGATGCCTGTCAGAACGAATGGGAACTCCGCTACGACATTGCCTTCGGCGTCTTGAAGGAAAACCTCCGGCGTGATTTCCACGGAACGGTAGGGGTACGCGCTGGCCATGACGGTGGCCAGCTCCTCGGGAATATTGATGAAATCCCCGTAGAGCGTGCCCCCTTCTTCGTCGGCGATGTGCAGGTTGGTCACCTGGCCGTAGGCTGGCTCTCCGTCTTTCTCGAAATAGTCAGGGTTGTCGAACCGGTCGTCGAAGTGCCCGATCTTGATAACGCCTGGGTCCAGGCGGTCGTCCTGGGACGCCGCTAGGATCTGCTCCAGCATTTCCATGGTGACTGTGCCGTCGCCCTGGACCGGGTGCCATTGTCCGACACGGAAAATCGGCACGTCTGTGACAGTCGTATAAGTTTTGGTGGTCTCTGTCTTTGCCATACCCGGAGCATGGAAAAACCCGCGCTCCCAGTGTGGGATGCGCGGGTTCTAGATTGGCTGCCAGGGATTACTGCGGATCGGGATTCCTAAGAGCGCTGCTCCTTCGGTGCGGTGTTCGTCTCGTACTGGCTCACAAACCATTCTGAGCGTTCGGCGAAGTTTTTCACGATCGTTACCCGATACGATTCACTCGCAGACCTTCGGTACTGCATCAATACCTGTCTCACTTCGTCGGCGACGGATCCGAGCACTTTCTTGCGCGCCTTCTCATTGCTTTGCCAATCATGCTCGTCCAATTCGTGGAGCTGAACGCCAAGATAGTGGGTAAAGGACTTCTCTAACGTTCCTCGACGCAACAGGTCGAGAGCATAATATAGCTCTTTGAGCGTTGGCGGCACTGGGTCCTCGACCAGCACTAAAGCGTTGACCACGTCCATGGCCCGCTCGTGATCAAGCTGATTTCCCACGTGTCCCACGCTAGCGGCCTCAGCAAATTCCCGGATGACATCATCCGAAGCCTCAACGAACGCCGCCTTGCGTTCAGCGGCGATCCTCAAGGCACGGTCTTCCTCTGCCTGCTTCTGAGCCTGACGGTTGCTTCGGAGCGCAACAATCACTGCTGCGACTGTCGCGACGGCAACGACTGCGCTCAACAAGAATTCAGCAATCTCCCAACCGTTGGTCGGGCGGGCGGAACAGTTTATTACGGCGTCCTTGATCGCGTCAGTAGAAGGAATCCTGCATTCGAAACTCTCGGCGGTCATCATGAGGCCTTGTCCGCTCGCTCCCTTAGTGCCCCAATAATCTTCATTAGAGTTTGGTCCACATCATCTGAGGCGTCAGCTTCATGCAAGAACCAGGCTTCGAACCGGTCGAGAAACTCGGCGTCCACGACCGGACCGTCGGCACTGTCTGCGATGTTTCCGAGCACGTCGATGGCACCCCAGTGCGGTTCACCGGACCATGTGGCGCTTTCTGCCGAGGCACGGCAAGATTCACTGACGAACGGCCCGTACCGATCGAACATTTCCCGGCTAAGGGGAATCCAGCCATCAGGGTCAAAACTCATACTTAAACCTTAGCGCCGAGCCCGGACACTTCGGCCAAGTATTCACGACGCGCGGCTGCATCCGGCAGTGGAATATAGACGCCGTTGATGGTGCCGTAAACCCCGGCGCCGAATTCGGGATAGGCCGTGTGGAAAGTCGCCTCGCCCTTGGCATTCAGCATGCCACGGGCTACGACTTTCACGCCGTCGATATCAAGCTCGCGCCGGATTCCGCGGCGCAGGTCCTTCGTCACGCCACCATGGGTGATCGCCCGGTCTGCCGCATCGACGATCTTTGCCATGTCCCAGTCTGCAGGGAAGACTGTCTTGCCTTCGCGTACGTGCCCGAAGACGTGCCCACCGCGTCCGCGCTTGTCGAGCCCTGCGATGTGCTCCATCATTTTTCGGTCGACTCGTTTTGTCGGCTCCGGGAAGGATGACGGGTCCATTGCTGAGGGCAGGGCAGGATCAGGCATTCTTGGTGTTGCCTTCTTGTCTCCACCGGTGAAAAGGAACAGTAGGCTGCCGCGGCAGCGAGCGCCCCCTGAGCAGCCTTGATAGTAGCCCGCTGGGTAGTCGCTGGTCGCTTCTTCCATGTCCTCGTACTTGGTTCCGTCGACGGACGCGCAGGCCCTGCAGGTGTTCCCATCCAGGAGCTCAGACGCATAGATTTCATCGACGTCGTGATCCATCGCGGTTTCCACGCGGCCCAGGCCCGTGGCCGCATGCACGCCCTGCCGGGCCTGGTCACTGACGCCGGCCACGCTGATGGATTCGACGGCCTTCTTGACGCTTTCAGTCGAGACTTGATTTTGAAGGACAAGCGCAGGGTCGGCCAGGTGCTCTTGCGTCTTGTTGAGCAGCTGCGTCCATGACCGTTCGACCGCCGGTTTGGCCAAATCGCGGGCCCGCGGCCCCATCGTCGGCAATGCGTATTCCGTCGTGTCCCCTGTCTGCCGTGCGCGCTCTTGAATGACGCGCAGCGCCGCATACTGGTAGACCCTCGTCAATGCCTGCTCTAGATTCTTGACAGCGCGATCGATGATGACCTCGACCTGTTTCGGCAGCTTTTCAGATTGCAGCTTCTTCAACCGCTCAATCAACTGCTGCGGGGCAACTTCCTTCTGTCCGCCAGCAACAAGCCGAGTCGATATGACGGCAGCAAGCTCCGCATGGGCAGCTTCAACTGCATGCACTGCTTCGGCAACGCCCCGGTCCAGATCATCCTCTAGCTCGGTGAACCATGCCTGCACGGCCGTCTCATGAACCATGAGCGGGCGCACCGCGGATGCGGGCAAGAATCCGGCCTCCCGCTGCAATCCCATGAGCTCCGATTCAAGGGTCTCCTTGGCAAGGAGTAGCGTAAGCTCGTCACACGCCTGGCACATGGCCATCACTTCGACCCATAAAGGAACGGTTCTCGGCGATCTGATTGACTAGCTGCATTACCTTGTTGTCGTGGACTGCTGCCTTGGCTAACTGGTCTGGCGTTTTGGCACCATCAGGTTCACGGCTGGTCGCCGCATCTGCTTTCGGAAGCGCGTGGCTGCTGCGCAGGTGCTCTTCTAGGACGTCGTCCGGCACGATGATGCCTGCGTTCACCAGTTGCGCTAGCGCTTCGGTTGTGATGCCTTCATTTGATGCGAGATTCCCAGGAGTCAGCACCGGGTAAGGTGTCCCCTGTTCGAAATTGAGTTCGACCAGGTCACGAATGATGTGCTCCGTAACGGTCTCGGCGATCTTGTCAGCGAACCGCTGCACGTACCGGATGAAGATCTTCAGATGCGTCTCGCCCAAGGATCGTGCACCAGAATCGTGCCCCAGATCGAGGAACATGGCCAGCGCGGACTTCGCGATCTGCTGATCGTGATAATTGATTCTCGGAGTGAGGTCGACGACCGTTCCCTTGATGCCGAGGATCTCGACACGGAATTTTCCCTCTTCCGCCCAGATTCCCGCGCTCTCACCCGCGCGAAGATTGGTGGCGATGATCTTCGCATCCTCTGGATCCGCATTCTCGCCGTAGTAGACGACAGGAATGCCCATGCTCCCTCGCTCTGCCGCCTGCGCGTCCAGGCGCACGAATAAGTCCTTGAGGAAATACGGGCGGTAGGCTGACCGCAGGACTGAGCGCCCTGTCCAGTCCGCGCCTTCCTTGCGATGCACGTACATGACCAGGTTCTCGGCAGGAATGAACTTGGGCTTGTCGTCGAGGCCCGTCTGCATGATCCCTTTCAGCCCGCCATCCGCTTCAACCTGAATCTCGGTGATCGTGCGGGGGTGCCGCGGCGCCAGCTTACGTAGGTGGATAATCTCCGAGAGGCCGATGTCTTCCTGGTCTGGACGGGCCGGCGCTATTTCATAGACCTGCTCAAAACACATGAATCCGGCCCAGAGCATGTTGAGCACTTCTTCCAGGTGCTCGAACCACGAGATACCTTGGCGGCGCTGCCGGCCTTGCATGGCCTTGCCTGGCTCGGGCAGCCCAAGCTCAGTGCGGACAAGCTGCACAACCGTCTCATCCACGCCTTCGGTTTTCAGATCCCAGTTGGCGGACAGGATTGGCAGACTCAGCGCGTTGAGAACAGATTCAACCTGCGCGTCCGTGCGCACCCGGTCATAAACTGCCACTGAGTTCGGGAATGCCAGCTCGCCGTTAGTCTCGATCGACTCGGCGATGTACTGCCCCTTTTTCTCACCAGCGACCATCCCACCTGGGGAGCCGGTTTCCTTACCAATCTTTGTCTCAGCCATACCCCACAGAATGCAGAAAAACCCGGCCCCCATGTGGGAACCGGGCTTCTCCACAAGGCTAACTATCCCGTGCAACCCGAGTTGATAGGCTTGGGTTACCAACTCGCCCTACAAAAGGACCTGCATTGAACGCCGCCGTTGAATTAGCCGAGATTTTACAAATGTGGAGTGTTCACCGGTCACACAGTATTTACGATGTTCGCGGGGACACCAAGGACAAGGGGAACTCGCTGGGCTACTGGGAAGACTACCAGCGAGTTATGGATCTCATCGCAGATCTTGATTACGCCCTGAATATTCTTCAGTCCAAAGGTAAACCACGTTCTCGGTACAACGGACTCATGACCCGAATTTGGCGATTCGTCATACTTCCCGACACAAACTGGGGCGCCCCTAACACAACCTCGATTTCACCTGACGACATCCATCACTTGTTCACGCTTGGGGACGTTATCGAAGCGCATGTGCCTGAAGCGAATGCAATGCCGGAAGCAAATCGTGAGATCCTGTTGGATCTCTTGGAGGAAGCCAGCAAGGTATCCAAGGAATGCCAGGATTTGCCCATGCAGATTCGGACGAGACTCTCGGACTTATTGAATCAGCTCGGCAATCTTCTGGATCCCGTGAATGACGCGATTCCACGCCAGGTACATCGCGTTTTAGACGAAATGACTGCTCTCCTCCTGCGTGCCATATGGGCTGAGCCGAAAAGGGATCTCAGAGTTAAGTTGTTCAATCTCGCATTAAGATTTTCACAAACCACAGGTGAATCTGCGTCGTACGACATAATCAAATCCATCGCCGCAACCCCAGCAAAACAAATGCTGGGGTTACCGACGGGCGAAGAGAGCTAACTTACTGCCGAACGGTCTTGATTCCATTCCCGGTGCTGTTGTCGGTCATATCCGTTAGCGTGTCCGAGGTGGATTCCTCCGCAGTGTTCGCATGAGTATACGGCTGAGTTGTCTCGGTAGATTTTCCGGTTTTGCTTGGCTGCTTTACGGTTCGGGAAGATCACCTTGCCTGTTGCTTCGTAGACTCCCGCGAATGTGAAGGCAAGCTCTTTCGCGGCCCATTGTTTCCCTTTTCGCCATTTGCCCATGACGTCACCTGCTGAAGTGCTCAGATAGTTGGTGGAGGTGGGCTGGCGTGATGCCGTGCCGAGCTGCAGGCGGGATCGCGAGCACCCCTTGTCGTGCGGCCCACAAGGCTGCGTCATGCTCGCTGGCCAGGTCGTCATCGAACCAAGCCACCTTGTCACCGCGCGTGGAATGCTGGGAAAGGAATGCTCGGACACTGACGAGCTTGCCCCACTCCCCGTGGGCGTCTTCAGTCGACAGCCACGGAGCGTCCAAAGCACTGTCGATGCCGATCTTGTGCCCGAAGGCCGGCGCAGTGCTCTCCCATGTCGTGAGCCAGACCAGATGAACGTCGTGGTCGTTGAGGATCTGGTTGAGTACTGTGACCATCTGAGGCGAGACTGTCTCGCCCCAGCGCTCACCCGTTACCAGCTCGTAGTCTGGCCAAGCCTGATGTTTGCGCACATCGTCCAGGAGCGCCCCGCAGGCGTTCAGTACGCCGTCTATGTCGAGGAAAAGGTAATTCGTCATGGTCCAACCAGTTTTCTGTCGACGCTTTTAGACAGCGCCGGTTGTTCGGGGTTTTCTATTGCGGTGGTTAGTTCGCTCATTGTTACTTTCTAGAACAGGGTCGGTGCCTCGTTGTGGGATGCCGTGACTGGTGGATAGGATCCTGTTGGCGTGTAGTCGGACTCGTCTAAGTCCCACCATTCGTCGGTTCGCTTGTCCCAGACACGGTCGTGCTTGCAGTGCGGGCACCGGTAGGCAACGAGGTCACGCACCCAGGTTGCTGGGCGCGTGGTGTTGCGCCAGTAAGTACGTCCAGACGGTAGATGTCGGAGTACTCGCTCTTCCTGGGGGCCGTTCTCCATTCGTTGGCCCCAGCACAGCAGTGACTTGGTGGTGTCGATGAAGCCGCATTGGTCACAGGCGATTTCCGCGAGCGGTGGAGTGTGGCAGATTATGAGTTCTGGGCCGCTTTTCCATTGGCTCCATCGGACTGGTTCACCGTCCCAGCTGGGTGGCAGATCGTGACCGATGAGTTTCAACGCGTGCTTCAAACCTTGCCCCACCCCATCTCCTTGGCGCGGACATCCCATGGCGCCGGCAGCCCGGTGAGATGCGCATAGACTGCCATGAGGTTCAGGGCCGCGGACTGCGCATGCACCTGGACTTCTGGGTGCAGCTCGCTGTGGTTCGCTTGCATTTCCTGGTTGAGCCTCACTGCCTGCCGCATGAGGTCATGCACGCGGCGTTCGAGCTGCTTCCCCTTGTCCTCTCCCCTGCCCGGGTGCCCGTTGAGCTTAGCCACGCCGCCGCCTCTTGAACAGTGGCTGCATGCCCGGTTGCCTGCGTACCTGTCGTTCACGAATGAATCGGTCCTGACTCATGGGCCCTTTGCGGTCGGTGAGCCGGAGGAAATCCACACGCCTCATTTCGTGGAAGTACTCGTATCGGTCACTGATCTTTGCCCGAGTGGTGATTGTGCAGGATTTCGCGGCTCGACGCCTGAAACGCTTCAAGGCGTTCATGATCCCTCCGTGCATCGATGGGCGCGGTCTCGGAGCCATTCTGGGGTGGATTTAGCCACTGGGATTCCTCGCTCTAGGTCGCTCGCTGCTTCTTCAAGCGCTTCTGCTTTCGCTTCGGCACGTACCCGGTCCAGCCAGCGGTGAATCTCGTGGTGTCCGGCAATCAGCTCGACGCTCGGTGACCGATGAGCCACGTAGGCAAGTTCTACGCTCTTAGTGTCCGGCGTGTATTCAGTCATCGTTCGGCTCCATTCGGTAAGGGTTGGCCCATGGTCGTCCGTCGAGATGTTCCAGACGAAGCGTGATGCCGTCTGGATTCTGGATCGCATGATTTAGTGCAGTATCAACACCGGACGTCCACGCCACAGCTTCCCGTTCCCGCACTGCTTCTTCGAGTACCTGGGCTACGTGAGTGTGGTGCATCTCCCTTGGGTGCCTGAAAGGCCAGATGCTCTCTCCGTACTGGTGTCCGCATTTGCAACGGTTTTCCGCATCCGTAAAGTCAGCGTGCTGATAGTGGTGCGCTTCGAGGATTTCCAGGATGGACATCGCGTGTCCTTTCGTTTGTGCTGACTTCTTTTCCTACTACCCGGTAGTGTTTTTCCTTGTGCATCTCAGTCCAGATGCTGAACGAAGTTACTCGATCCTTGAGGAGGAAGTTATGGGTTTCATTGGTTGGATTGTTCTAGGCCTTATTGCTGGTGGGATCGCTAAGGCGATCAAGCCAGGTGAGCAGGGTGGCGGCTGGCTCGCTACCCTCGTTCTTGGTGTTGTTGGTGCCATTGTTGGTGGCTGGATCGGCTCCGCGTTGTTTGACGTTGGTGTCGATAAGTTCTGGTCGCTTTCAACGTGGTTGCTGGCCATCGGCGGCTCGCTGGTCGTTCTCATTATTTGGGGACTGATCACTCGCAAGAGGGCGTAGTTTGCGCGACAGGACGGGGTCTTACCTTTCGGGGTGAGGCCCCGTTCGCTATGCCTAGGCATAGTCCACCGCGGGGCGGGCGGTTACGGGGTGGATTGAGTAGACGAGCCACCATGCAGTCCTACCGTCGTTGGCCACATCATCTTCTTCTTCGACTGTCCGGCACATGCTCTGGCGTGGTCCAGTCATCGACTCGATAGCCGCTTCAATCGACGGGTGAAGTTCACAGTCCCAGTCGATTGCACGGGTCTTCTTGTCGACGATGATGTAACCGAGAGTGTTCACGGTGTCAGCGGGGACAGCGGACAAGTAAGCTGCAGCCAGTTTCTCGGCCTTAGACAGCTCTTCTTGCTTGGTCATGATGACCAGCTCGTCATCGGGAAAGCGGTCAATTGTGTGCCAGGCATTCGGATTCATTACGCGAGACATGGCTTCAAGCGCTTCTTCGTTTAACGCTGGCTGGTTAGGCATTTGGTTTCCTCGTGTTCGTGGTGGTTGTTTTCGGGGTGCGTGCAGCAGTAGGTTCCGGGGCCGCAGCATCCACCAATGCAGCAAGGCGGCCCGTAGTCTGAGGCGTTCACTTCTCTGCCGCCTTGCTGATCTGGTGGTCAAAGCACATGACTGGCTTACGGCGCAGGTCATACGAAATAATCCAGACACGGTGAGTGGTGCCTGATTGCTTGAAAGTGTGAGTCCCATAGTCGTCCAAGCGTTGGGTAACGCCCTCTTGCAGGAACCGCCTGCCGACGACAATCCCCTCCGTGTAATCGAGTCCACCGTCCACGTCGTAGCATCGTGGCAGTTTGTCGTTCTCGTACGTCGTAGCGAAGCCGGTATCGTAACCAGGTTGTTCCGTGCGGACTTTCTTCACTGTTCCGGTCATGGTCACCCGGTCGCCTAGCTGGTAGTCACTCATGCCCCTGCCCCATCCCTAGTCGTTTGGCGATTTCTTGCTGCGCTGCGCCAATAAGCGCTGGGTCGAGCTGGTATATGCCATCACCCCCTACAGCCGTGGCGACGGCGATCAGGTTGGCGGTGCGCTGCTCGTAAGCAAGAGCGAGGGTGGCTGATGCGTGGTCGATCAAGATTGACTGGATGGTGGCAGCGTCATCGTCCGCTGATAGGACAGTGCTGGCCAGTGCAAGCTTCGCGTTGTCGTAATCAGGGTTGCCGGGTAAGTTGCTCATTTCATGTCCTTTTCGCTGTTGATTGATGGATAGCCTGCGGCGATACTTTGTTCATGGATATAGATATTGAAGTTCGGTACGTGGGCGAGGACGATATTTACGCCGTCGCATCACCCACGGTTCCTGGTACTTCTTTGGAAGTGCAGTCGCTAGAGGAAGTCTCTTATCTTGCGCATCCTCGGGACGGTGCAGTCGCGGGCACAGAGGTTGAATCGATGGTTGTCGCTAACGTCGTCGAAATGGATGACGGAGACTGAGTACCCAAACTCGTTCCCCCGTTCGTAGTGGTGCGGGCATGCTTGTCCGCGAAGGCGATAGCCTCGGCGAAGGTCATGGGTGCTGGTTCTAGCCAGTATTGGCCTTTGAGCGCTACGGCTTCATTGCGGTAAAAACCAGCCTGATTCCGTTGGAGGACAACCCGAATGCGATCCGGATTTTCCGCTCCACGTCGCCCGGTAGACAGTTTGTGCGTCCGGTCCACGCCGTCTGACCATGTGCCGTCAGCGAGGCGATAAGGTGCGCGGTGCGCGATGAACCCTTGGCCGTTACAAGTGGCGCAGTCCATCAAGGGCAACGGTTCGGCGTCGAACCGTTGCTTGCAGTCCTTACACTGCTGAATGTCCTCTCGTGTCCGCTTCACGCGGGGATGAAAGCGATTACTCATCCTGGCCACCTCCGTTCGCTATTTCCAGCAGGACATCTGCATGGCACGGCTGGTCCAGTGGACACCAGCACATGAGGTCTTTACCGGCCAGTTTGGCGCGGATCGTTGCATCATCAGGCATGTTGTGGTGGTGGTTTGCGCGGTCAGCGGTGAACCTTTTAACCGCCATGCGACGCGCCGCTTCCAGTCCTGTGGATTGTCCGCAGAAATGGTCATGCCAGTACACGTCGAACGGGCCGATCTTCCCGTGCGGAACCACGCGGTATGGGTTGCCCCATGCGCTACCCCGGCCAACGTAGACCGCGCCTTCCGGCTTCCGCCACCCCTTGGTGCGCTGCCGCTGAACACGCTTAGCCACGGTCGCCCTCCAATGCGTCTTCGGCACCTGGCCTGTACAGGTCACCGGAGTAGCTGACGCGCGGTAGATTCCTGTTTCTTGGATCATGGATGGTGATTAACTTGTTGCCGATGACGGTTGCGAACGAATCCAGGTGCACGTGCTTTAGCTCGCCGTTCTCAAGTACGTCTTTGCCTCTAAGGATTTCCACCTGGTAATCGGTGATGTCCGGGTGGCATTCCAATTCGGGCAGAACATCGCCCTGCCGATATGCCGCAAGCTGGTTCTCGTACGCTTTCGTCTGCCACTCGTTACTGTCCGAGTCGTAGAGGCTGTCAAACATTCCCATTGGTTTTTCCTAACGCTTCGTCGGCGAGTTTGCGGGTTGGGCAGGGCCAGTGCTGCCAGTTGCCGTCGTCAGTTCCGCAGCCTGTGCAGACTTTGACCAGACGTTCATGACGTCCAGGATTCATAAGCGCTTCGACGCCCTCGTGCAGTTCTTGGATCGCTGCTAACGCTTGCTTCATGACCGGGATCTTGTGCAAACCGTTCTCACTCATTGATCCCGCCACCCCTCATGCTCTTTGCACAAGATATGCAAGCTCGACAGCTCGAAAGCCTCGTCACTGAAATGCTCTAGATGGATATCTCCGGTGTAGATCGATTCGCTCTGGTCGCAATCGACCCTGGCGCAATTCAGAAATATGTAATGGATACTCATGACTGCTGACCTTCAAATTTGTTGTGCTCGTTCGGGTAAGGCGACGTTTGAAATGGCGCCCTGTCGAATGTCGGGTCATATTTGCCGTTGCGGTCATATCCCCAAAGGTCAAACCCCGCATCGCAGAAAACATGCTCACCCATTCGGCTCACCATCCAAGGCGCGGCGGAAATTCAAGCACGAGTAGACAGTTCCATCGAGCGCTTCGTACGGCTGCTGACATTCGCCGCCCTCCATACAGGGGTCGCAAACTCTGCCGTAATCACTCATTCGGCTCACCATCCAGGGCGCGGTCGATCCTCCAGGCAGTGTCATCACGGCGGATCAGTCCGTCAGGGACACATTCCCGCATATGCTTAGACAACTCCCGCCCCCTGGCCACCTGCGCCTCAGCCTGTTTGAGTTGGTTGGCGTTCTTGTCTGCGCGTGATCGCTCAGAGTCACGGCTAGCACGCATGGCATCGAATCGCACATTCAAGACGCGCATTCGCTCAGTAAGCTCAATGTTTCGTTCTGCAAGAGTTTTGACTGTACTGGTCTGTTTCGCTGGACGCTGTTCAGCCTGTTCGAGGCGGTCGATTAGATCAATGACACTACTGTCTGTTGGGTGATCATATGTTGCGCGCAGTGCGTCTAGGTCTAGGGTCACTTCGCCGGCTCCAATGCTTCCCAGATGCGGATAACGACGCTCGCGTTCAGGCCTTCCGCGTCCAACTGGTTCGCCAAGATTTCCATGCGGCGCACCTTGGCTGCGTTAGCCTCGGCAATTTGCTGGGCGGCTGTGAGCGGCACACCTTGCAGGGCCTGCTTGACGCGACCGGCCAAGCTGATGGTGCCGTGTTCGGCGCCTTCGGAGTAGCCGTCGATGCCTTCCTGGGTGGCGTGGCCGCCCTTGTTTGGATGGCGGAGGAGGCTACGCATCAGGTCTTGATGCAGCTCGTTGACGCTGACGTCCCGCACTGCTTCACGGATAGCATCATTTACGGTTGGTGGCAGCCACCCTTGCTCGATCAGTACGGGGATGGTCATGTTTAGGGCGGCCAGCACGTTGGTGCTGGTTTCCTGCTTTACCGCGCACTCCGCGTTCTCCCAAGACGGGATTGAAGGGTGGAGGTATTTCTTGCGAATGTCTTCCCAAGCCACGATGGACAGCTGCTCCACCAGGTCATGGGTGACGTGATGTTCCTTGCGGAAGTGATCTAGGTTCATGATTCGTCCTGTTCTTCGATGTAGTTCTGGGCGGCGACGCTAGTGCGATGCACTTTGCATTTGCACCAGCGGGTGGGATGCGGGGCGAGCGGGCAGCCGGGGGTGACAGCCATGTAGGGGTGGCTGATCCGGTAACCGGGCATTTTCTTGATCTGCCAGCTGACTGCTACTTCCCCCATACCTTCATCTCCTCGGCCAGGGCGTCCGCGCCAAGCGTTTGGATGATCCGGATTGGCCTTACGAATTCTGGGAATCCCGTCATGAGTCGCAGCCTGTTTCCGGCGTCGGCTTTTTCGAAGCAGACGATCAGCTGGGTGGCGAACCCACCCGGGATGACGCCCGCGGGGTGCCGGTAGTATCCGAGCAGCGCTTCCGCTGCCTCGACTTCAGTCATAAAGCTCATGGCTGCTGTCCTTTCTTGGTGAGGCCTGAGGCCCATAAATTTCGTCGGTGGCTTGCTGTAGACGCAGCCGTCCGATGGTGCGGCGTTCTTCTTCGCTGGCCGAGTATTCGGGGTTGGCCATGGCGCGGCCTTCTGCATACGCTGCTTCGCGGATGGCTTTCGCGTCCCGCTCGGCTTCCACGAGGGCAGCCTGCCGGATCTCGTGAGCTTGTTGGCGCGCTTGCGACAGGATCAGCCCAGCTTGCTGGACGGCCTGGTTATATTCGGTTTGTGACTTCGCTGCTTCGGCACGGCGCACACGCTCTGGCGCCCGGTGCTTATAGCCGGCCATCCTGGTCTCCTTCCAAATCGAGCTCGTCCTGCATAGGTGGGTAATTCTTGACTGGCTTGGGCCGGCGCTTCGGCTTGGGAAGCCGGTACCCGGTAGGAGGAATGAGAGGTTCGGGCGGCCCGGTGTAGGCGCTGACCCGAGCGCAACGTGGGCTGTTGCAGTGCACCTTGTCGCCCCGCCGCTTCCCCCACGCCCCGCAATATGCGCACCGCGGATGCTGAACCTCGAACCGGGTGCTCATTGTGCGGCCTCGTATTCCCCGGGGTACTCGTCAGGGTCTAGCGAATACTTGAGCACCCCGTGGTCTAGCAGGTAGGCACCCACCCATTCGTCAAATAAACCGGCGCGGACACCCCAGGAGGCACGTGAATGGTCGATCTGCCAGTGCAGGTGGTCAGCCAACTGCATGACAGTCGGCTTCCTAATTGCCTTGCCATGCAGGCCGCTCTTGTCCCAGCAGCACTGGTCCGGGGTTTCCCCGGCCAGCGCTTTCGTGATCTGGACGACCGCATACTTCACGTGGTTCCTGGTCAGGTTCATTGCCGTGCACATGCGCTGGCCAGCCATCCACCCCATCGGAGAATGGCTGACTGAACTGTCGAAGTAGGAGGCCTGCTTCGCGCCGCACATAGCGCAAAGCACCGGATTCTCAGGCGTAGGTACAAACTCGCGAGTCAGACGCCTGACAGGAATCGGACTGCTTTCTGCCTCCGACTGGCTTTCCGATTCCAGCAGGTCGAAAATGTCGAGTTGACCGTCGATGGCGTTCATGCGGCTAACCGGCTGCCGATCCGCGACAGCAGATCCGCGCGGCCATAACGCTCCAGGCGTTTCTCCACGGCGTCTTCAGTGACGCCCAGAGCTTGAGCGATTTGGGGCAACATCATCCCCGAACCAGCCAAGAACTCGACCTCTTCAATGAACGCGGCCCGGTTCGCCTCGCGCTTCTCGCCCTTCGGCAATTTCTGGTTGCTGGGGACGGCTGCTGGGTTGTCGATGTCATCGTCATCCCAAGCCAGTGGCGGCAGATATCCTAGCTTGGCCGCATTCTTGATCGCTTTCTTTGACGGCCCAGGCTTGTCCCACAGTTGGTCATAAACTCGGGCCATTGCCTCGTGCTTTTCCAGGCTGATCCAATCCCCGATTTGGTGGAGCAAGGTGGAACTGCGCGAACCGATCAAGGGAGTAAGGTCGGAATGGCGGTAGCCGATGGCCATGAGTGCTTGTAAGCGGCGCCGGGCACCGATATTTGGTACGAAACCGGCCTTGTTTGGGCGTTGGAAGATGCTGTCTGCGCGCAAGGCCAGTATTCGCTCTTCGGTTTGGTTCGCTACCGACTTTTGCAGGCCGCGGTGTACAAGGTTGATGCTCTGAACTGACACGCCGGCTGCATCGGCGATGCCGCGGTATGACCAGCCCGCTTGCAGGAGGACGTCAATCTGCCGGATGGTGCGTTGCGCTGGCTTGGTGCGCGTAAGTCCGCGTTCGCGTTCGATGCGCCATTTCTTGTTGTATTTGGGATCGTAGGTCATGCTGCTGCCGCTTGCTTGCGTCGCGCCTTGGCCTTGCACCAGCCAAGCTCGGTAGCGATTGGCCGGCAGTCTGTGCAGTAGTCGGCGCGGCTTCCTTCGATGGAGTGGCCTGGCGTGTGTTCGATTCCGCACCGCTGGCAGATGGTTAGCGAGCGCTCCGGAAGAATCCGGGTGCCAGTGATCATGGCGTACATGGTGTTCGGGTGACCTTTCTCGGAGGTGGTTTTGACCGGTGGTTAGTCGGTGGTGGTTTGAGTGGGTGCCCCAGATTCGAACTGGGTGCGCGGTGGGTATGCGACCTAAGACTCAGGGGGTTGGTGTTTTACCCTGTGCGCTTGCCTATACACCCTGGAACGGTTGGTCTAACGTGTTAGGTTTGCCGCGTTGTAGTAAGGCAGGTAGCCCTCGGCGTGCTTGCCGTCGGCGCCGAACCAGCAGTCGGCGTACCAGCGTCCGACCCTCTGGTTGGCCCATTGATCGAAGAGCTGGTCGGCGGTCATTTCAAGTTCGTTCGCTCGGTCAAGGACCATGGTGTCAGCCTTGGAGACGAGAGCACGGGCCTCCTCGGGCGTGAAATTCTCGGTGTCGTCGTCAAGCTGCATGTTGCGGCGCTCGCCTAGGTAGCCGAATCCCAGCCAATCTTCGCGGGTGGTCATCTGGTCGAGGTCTGCGGTGGTGATCATTAGTTTCTCCGTCTTTTGCAGGGTTGGTTATTCCCTTGTTGATAACCCCAGCATATCAACTATATTATTGTTTAGCAAGAACTGAGTCTATTTCATCAAGAATTTTAGAACTCTCGCTTCCGCAACCCGGAACCCACGGCGCTCGGCACAATCGCACTGTGCTTCTCGTTCGCACCGCCCACACGCTTGCCGGCCAAATACATCAGCCCGTAGCGAGTGCTGTCCAAGTTGTGGTCTTCACTGTGCGTGTCGATATCTTCGGGGTTCGTCTTATCGCGCGGCGCCGATGGCAGCGTGCGGATAAGATCCCTGCAGGTGTCATACACCAGGAATCGGGGCAGCCCATCTTTCTGGATCCGCAGCTTCTCATCCAACAAGCTCCAACCGTGAGTACGCGCGTTCACGCCCTTCACCGGAACCCGGTCCAGCACCTTCATATAATCGTGCGCCGGCGACCCTACCGGTGGCATGTCCTTATTCAAGGTCTTATGCGCGGAAGCATCATTGCGGCGCCACATGGCCGGGTCCATCACGATGGGAATCTTCTCCCCTGTCGCCTCCTCTTCAGCCTGCGACAGTTCCAAGATACGGGCAGCCTGCTGCCGCGCGGTCAGCTCGGTAGCGTACTCCTCGCGGTAGACAACCACCAGCCCATCATGCAATAGGCACATCCACACGGCCGAGAACGGGGCACTGAAGCCGTAGTCGACCGCGATGACTTTCTTGCCGGTCAGCAGCGGGATCGGCAGCTGCTCGGGTTTGATGATGTGCTTGGATGCACGCCACTGGTTGAACCTGGTGCCGGATATGACATTCCAGTCGCCCTCAACCAGCGCCTGGAACAGCTCGGGATCGAGGTTGCCCAGCTTGGCCAAGTAGGCGTCATGATCTAGATACGGGTTGTCGTAGAGGCTGGCCGGCAGGAACACGCGGGTGGTGGTGATCTTCTTCTTGGACAGGCCTTTGGTGTCCAGGGTGGCTTCAAAGAATGTTTCTGGCGGTGCAGGATCAATGAAGTGCGCCTTCACCCAGTTGTGGCCCTTGCCGCCTGGGTTGGACGCGGACAGGGTGCGCAAGGGTAGGCGCAGCTGGCGCATGCGTTCGGCGATGGCGCCGGTGGCGCGCAGGCGCGACTGCAAGAGCGTGTACGACTCTTTGTCGTAGTGCGTCAGCTCGTCGAAGCAGACCAGCACGTACTCATGGCCCTGGTATTTGGTGGCGTGCTCTGGCCGGTCGCAATACCCGAGGTGCAGCTCTGCGCCGTTGGCGAAGTAGAAGACGTGATCGGCCTTGTTGTACTTCGCCACCTCAGTGGGGATGCGTTCGCGCAGGCGCTTAGCAAGCTCGGACAGCTCGCCGTAGGTGCGGCGAATCAGCAGGGCCTTGGCGCCGGCGACGAGTGTGCACACCGTGACGCACGCCGCGAGGAGCACTTCGGACTTACCGGACCCGACCGCTCCACCGTAGAGCACTTCATCAGCCGGGCCGGTGAGCGCGACCTTTTGCTTGGGCAGCGGGCTGAACGGGTATTGCCAGACTTTGGTGGTGCTCACGGTACCGCATCAGCTTCATCCGAGGCGGGGGCATGGTTGAGAACGGCGCCATCTGGGAGCAAGTCGGGATTGACCAAGAGAGTGAAACCGCCGGCGCCGGTCTGCTCAATTTGAGTTGGCGCATCGAGCCCAAGGAATTTGGCGCGGCGGTCCATGATGCGCAGCAGGACGGTGACAGCTTTCTCGTCGCCTTCGAGTGCCTTTTTGATCTGCGGTCGTGCAAGCTGGTCCAGGAGGAGGATTTCCTGGGCGACCACCTCGTCGACGGCTTCTTTCTCCCGTTCTTTGATCGCCCTCTGGATGTCCTTGTAGCAATTGGATCGGTCCCCGTTGTAGAGCCGATCCGCGATTGCCTGGTAGGTGAGCCTGCTGGCGCGCATTTGAAGCGCCTTGACGCGCCGGGCATGCTTCTCAGCATCTCGTGGGCTCACCGCTTGCGCCACAGTTGGCCTCCTGATGTTCTGGACTTTGGTTACCCAGAGTGCCTAGTAGTGGCTGGGTTTTGTGGGAGGACGCCGGGGAACTGACGCGTTCGCTTGATAGCATGGACTTAGCTATTTGGGAGTGATTCTTGCCTTGATGAAACTGAGTGACCCGATCACAACGAAAGACGTTGCCGCGATCATGGGCGTGTCCGCACGGTATGTGACGGTGCAACGATCGCGACAGCACAAGCGCATCACGGAAGCACGTGCCAACGGCCTTGACGATGGCCTGAAGCCGGGCGAGATTCCCGATCCTGAGCTCGTTTTGGACGGCAAACCAATCTGGGAACGAGCTTCTATTGAACAGTGGCAGGCGACCCGGCCTGCTCCGGGCCGCCGCAACCGCAACAACCGTTAGGCGTGATGGCTGACGAAGTCCACGGGTTCGCCGTTGAGAGTTGGCTGGTCTCCGGTCAGCTGCTGGTACCGCAGGCAGATCACGTCGACATAGCGCGGGTCTAGTTCGATAAGTCGCGCCGAGGAGCCGTGCTGATGCGCAGCGATGAGCGTTGAGCCAGATCCGCCAAACAGATCCAGAACGATTCCGCCAGGGCGAAGGCTGTTCGCCAAGTTGGCAAGAATCAGTTCGGTTGGTTTCATCGTGGGGTGCAGCCCGTTGCGAAGCGGCTTGTCAATCTCGATGACTGTCGTTTGCTTGTGATCTCCGTACCAGCGTTCGCCGCCGCGGCCGAGGCGTCCTTGCCCGCCAGGTGTGAATCCGTAGAGGATCGGCTCGTGCTGGTAGTGGTAGTCCGAGCGGCCCATCACGAGGGTGTTCTTGACCCAGATCAGGTTCTGGCGGACCAGGTAGCCGTTGTCTCGCATGGCTGTCTCGAAGCTGATGCGCCGGGTATCGGAGTGGGCGACATAGCAGGGTGCTCCGGGTTTGAGCCCGTTGAGCGCGTTTTTGAATGCGGCCTGCAGCAGGTCGTCGAGCTCGCCGGCGCCATCGTTCTGGATGGTCAACGCATCCGCAGTTCCACCGACGTAGTCAACGCCGTATGGCGGGTCGGTCCACAGTACGTCGGCCGGCTCTTCGGCGATCAGAGTTGCGAGGGCTTCAGGACTGGTTGAGTCAGCGCAAATAACTCGGTGCCGGCCAAGTTGGAACACATCGCCCAGTTTGCTCGATGGCTCGACTGGCGGTTCAGGCGCGTCGTCTGGGTCGCCGTCCAGCTCGGCATCCTGAGACGCAAGGTCGGCGTCGTTGAGCGCGTCAATGAGCTCGTCGTAATCGTTGAGGTCAAAGCCCGTGCCGGCAAAGTCTCCTTCCAAGGAGGCCAGCAGCTCCGCTAATGCTTGGTCATCGTAGGAGGCCAGGTCGTTGGAGCGGTTGTCCACGAGCACGATGCGGCGAGCCTGGTCTTCGTCCACGTCGATAATGCCGACCGGGATTTCCTTGGCGCCGAGTTCCTTTGCCGCGAGCCAGGTATGGTTTCCGGCCAAGATTTCCATGGTTGCTTTGCGGACAACGATGGATTTGTAGATGCCGTGTGCGCCGAGGCTTTCACGGATGCTGTCCATGTCGCTGAGTCGGGCGTTGGTGCCGTAGGGGCGAACGCTGTCGATGGGTACAGTGGTCTGCTCGATATTGAGTACTGGGATAGTCATGTTCGCCTGTCCTTCTTTTGATTCTGGCCTGCCAATTGTGCGTTTGGCTTGGTCAGTGTTGTGGGACGGGCATAGGTGAAGCGTCAGGATCGTGCGTGCCGGGTGCGTCAGGGTTGGAGAATCTGCTTAGATCCGCGTCAAAACTGGGGCACTCAGTTGTGGGTGCTCGCTTGTTTTACTTGCCGGCGTCGTTTCTTCGCGGCGGCTACGGTAACTGCTTCAACCAGAACCGTCGCTTCCCTTTGGTCAGCGTTGCGAGCTTGAGCCCAGTCCATCGTGGAGCGTCCTGGCTCCATGGGATCCGCTATGCGCGCGAGATGGGACGGGTAGCCGTTGTCCGAGAGCACAGGTAGTCCGCGCGCGCCAGGGCGCTCGGTACGGTCGTATTGGTAGGGCGCCGCTACGGTGAGGACCATGTCCAGGGGCACTAGCGGCTCCTGGATTACTTGTTCTGAGAGTTCGCCCGCGTCGAGGAATGGCGCGAACTTGCCATCCTCGTCGCGCGGCTGTTTGGATTTCTTTTTCTTCGCCCACCAAGCTGTGTTGATGTACGGAGATTCTTCTTCCACCAGCAAGCCGACTGCCTGGAGTTTCTCGATCACTGAGCTGACTCGTTTGGTGCGGTCGTCTGAAAGGGTGCCGGTCATGTCTGCGATGCGGGCTGCTGCTTCGAGGCATAGTTCGATCGTCTTCGAGACTACTTCGGGCCGGTAGAGGGATACGGCGCCTTCGTTGAGGGCTAGGTAGCCTGTTCCGTCGCATACGATGCAGTCTGGATGAACGACGTGTTCTAGGCGCGTGAGGCAGGCAGGGCACAGTTTCCGCAAGGCTGGGCACCCTTTCGGGTTGGTGGTTGGTTAGTCCACCTATAACTATAGTTCAACAGGAGAATTTTCTCGCTAGACAAGAATCATCTGTTTGCGCTTTCTTGGCGCTGCCTTTCGTAGTGGGCGTCAAGCTCGGCTTGGATTGCGGTTGGGGTGCGGCCTGCTCGCTCGGCGATTTCCTCGATGGTCACGCCGAGGTTGAGCAGGTAGATGATGTCTCCGGCCACGCTAGACTGCCGCTTCCCATTGCGCGAGTGGTTCAGTGTCGCCGTGGGCGGCAGCATGGTGTTCGCAGTATTCGGATCCGGGCAGGGCCAGGTTGTCGCACGGCTCCCCTTGCTCCCATTCCGTGTCTTGCGTGAGCTGGTGGTGGCAGGCAGAATGCTTTCGGTCTCGGAGCATTTCGAGGCACGCGCGGCAGGTGACTTCGCTGGCCTCGTTGGTGAGCGGTTTGCCGAAGTCCCCGAACCAGGTGTCTTGATGGTGCACCGGCGCGAGGGCAGTTTTGGATACAGAAGAGTGCTGCGAAATGGCAGTCATTGTTCGGGTGACCTTTCATCAATATGGGCGGCTGGTTAGTCCGGCTTGTCAGGCTGGTTAGGCCCGGTTGGTTGTCTTTAGTGTACCGCTACTGACCGACGCTACCGCTCTGATGAGGCCACGGCTCGTGCTAAATGGCCATCGGCACGTATTCGCATCCCGATCCCCGGTGGTTTCGGATCACGATTACAGCCCGAATCTCCAAAGCCGAAAAGTCATGGCCTAGATGACGATTTACGCATTAGGCTTTACTATTAAAATCGAGTTCATATCAGAGATGACCTCACCGTGTTTCAAAAATCAGACATCGCTCTGGCAAAAGAAAGGTCGTTCTCTTGAAATCGAGAACCATTGGCTCCATCACAGCCACAATCGCTCTCCTGGCGTCATCCTTGGTGGTGAGCCCGGCTATTGCAGCAACGAATAGTCCCTCTGATTCAGCAGAGCCAATTTCGCATTTTGGGATTGACGCCAGCAACGTCCGGGTAGATGTCTCCTACGTTGATGTGGACCGATTGAACAAAGATGAGAAGCAGGCTTTGGAATTGCTTGCAGAACGAGTGGAGCAGGCTGGCGGAGGAGTCATTCTCGGTGTGAGCTCCACCGAGTATGTGCCTGAGACGTCTTCGAATAAAGTAGCAATGGCTTCTGCTTTGCCCGGTGGCTGCAAGTTAGTTACAGGCGAATTCCATACCCCGAACAGCAAAAACTACAGCAGTGTGACGGGATGGGCGCACAACCGCTGCGACCATGTCTTTTCGCACAGAATCGAATTAGACATCAAGAAAAAGAAGGCCGGAGCTCCAGGTGGCGGAACCGCTGTCGCCGGTAACACGAAGAACGACGACGAAGTTGAGGCTAAATACACGTGCAAAACCGGCTATGTTGCTGAATTCAATACAGTGACGCGGGGACGTGTCACCATCGCTGGAAAAGGCTACATCGCAGCGGGCGCTTCGGGCTGGAGGCGATACAACTGTGGTGGATAAGTTCCCAGGAGAGCGAAGTGTCGTTGATTATTCTGCGAATGGACATCAAGACCCGATATTCGTCGAAAATGCTCTTCTCGTTCTGAATCAGCGGTGCTTGCCGTTACCTGACGTTGATGTGGCAATTGACGCAATGAATCGTGCCACGAATTCAACGATTGCGACTAGCGGCGAGGCCGATATAGTCGAATTGCGCGATCTGATTCGTCTATATCTAGAATCTCTCAGGAACAAGGACCTTTCCAGAGGTGAGCAAAATAGGGCCATTATGAATATCGCTTCCATAGTGGTTTCGCTTCGTACTCCCGAAGCTCCCCTCATCCCTTCAGAGGAAATGGATAGCCTACTTTTGGAAATCTACTTGTACTTCTTCCTCGACGAGTCCACTCCTATTCAGCTCGTGAATAGTCTGCTCAAGTAAAAAACAGTTCACGCGCGCACGAACCGTGCATCAGCAGATGGCGCAAAACACGCCTGTAAGCGAAAAGCTCCCCGATAGTTGGACTGAGAAATTAGCACCAGCATTCGGGGAGCATCTTCATGCCTGCGCGAAGCAAAGCCGCCGCGAAACAACGGGACTAGGAAAAACTGTGAAGGAAAGTAACTAACGCATTTCAGCATTTACCTGAACTCCCCTGAAAATTTAACAATAAACTTTTAAATTGCCTTTAATCAGATGGTTCGTCAAACTAAGAAACATCACTCACTCGCAACCCTGAGAAGGACCATTGAGCAATTTTCCTAGCCCCATCCCACCCGACCGCGCCCCAGGGCCAAAGCAGAAGAACCGGAAAGCACTGTGGATTCTGCTCGCGGTAGCTGCAGTCCTACTTTTGCTCCTGTTTTTGATCCCTGAGCTGTTCGCTCTGATCGCTTTGGTCGGCGTCATTTTGGCAATAATTGGCCTCGTCAAGGGAAAGATCCCGTGGCTTCCTATTCACGGGCGTAAGAAGTCCGGGTTGTTTGCAGGCGCCATGGTCGTGCTGATGTCCATTAGCGGTGCCATCATGGGGCCCTCTGAGACGACACCACCTCCTGCAGCATCAACCACTAATGCGCCCCTGGTAACCAGCACCGAATCACCTACACCAACACCCTCGGAATCTGCTTCGCCCACCGCCATTGATGACTTCGTAGGTCAGGAATGCGAAGGCGACGAACTGGTGATGGAGCAGGGAGCTGAAAAACTCTTCTGCGATGAAAACGCTAGTGGCGCTTTAATGTGGGCTACCCAAGATGACCACGATAAAGCTGTTTTGGCAGCCAAGAAAGCGGCTGAAGAAAAAGCCGCAAAGGAAAAAGCCGCGGCCGAGAAAAAAGAAGCCGAAGCTAAAGCTGCTGCTGAAAAGAAAGCAGCCAAAAAAGCAGCGGAGGCGAAGGCTGAACGCGAAGCTGAACAGGCTGCAGCCGCGGAAGCGGAACGTCGCGCGGCGAAGAAGGCTGAGCAGGAAGAAGCTGCACGTCTAGCTGAGCTTGAAGAAGAGCAGCAGAGCTTCGTTTCCTATGCGAACTGCACTGAGGCAAGAGCAGCGGGCGCGGCACCAATTAGCATTGGCGAACCCGGTTATGCTTCCCATCTTGATCGCGATGGGGACGGAATCGGTTGCGACTCCTAGGTTTCAAACTTGCTGGCACGATAGCCGTTGTGCTTGCTTTGGCTGGGTGCGGTGCTTCTGAAAGTCCCGCACCCAGTTCCTTATCGAGTCAGGCCGCTGGTGAGGCCGGCATCCATGCTGCTCCCCCGATAGCTATCCGTACTGAAGCTCCCCCGATCACGATCAGCACCGAGGCGCCCACAGAGAGTATCGAGCCCAGCAAGTCCGAAGCGACACCCGCACCAAGTACACCGCCCAAGGAAACAAACCAGGGAACGTCGGAGGTAGCCGGCCAACTAGCTGAGATTCCAGTAAAAGGCCGCGCGCCGAAGACTGGCTACGAACGCAGCATGTTCGGCAGCGGATGGGGCGACACGGACCGGAACGGTTGCGATACCCGCAACGATATTCTTGCCCGGGATCTGGACGTTCATACCTTCAAGGTAGGTACACACGATTGTGTAGTCCTCACCGGGACTCTTCTGGACCCATACACCGGCAAGACGATCGAGTTCGAGCGTGGCCAGGGAACCAGTAACGCTGTCCAGATTGACCATGTTGTCGCGCTTTCGGATGCATGGCAGAAAGGTGCGCAACAGCTGTCCGCTGCGGAACGCATCGAGTTCGCGAACGATCCCATCAATCTGCTAGCGGTCGACGGGCCCACGAACGCGTCCAAAGGCGACGGAGACGCCGCAACGTGGCGTCCGCCAAATCGTGGCTACTGGTGCGAGTACGTGACTCGTCAGATCGCAGTGAAGCACAAGTACAAGCTTTGGATGACAAAGGCCGAACACTCAACTAGCCTCGAAACCATTTCCCGAAACTGCTAGAAAGGGCATATTTCGTGACTGACATAAAATCCCAAAGTCCGAACGAACCGGCAAAAAAGTCGTACAAGGTCTTCGTGGTCTCTCCAATCGGTTCCGCCGGAACAGAAACGCACCGAAAAGCCAAGTATGCACTCGAGTACGTCATACGGAAGGCACTTCCAGAACCAGGATGGGAAGTACACCGAGCGGACGAAGGCGCTTCGCCGGGATCAATTAGCCACCATGTAATCGATAATATTGCCAAGGCCGATCTAGTGGTCACTGACCTCACCGACCACAATCCCAACGTGTTCTACGAGCTCGCCATAGCGCATGGCTGGAAAAAGCCTGTCGTGCACATCATTGAACAAGGTCAGAAGGTTCCATTCGATATCATCGATCAACGGACGATTTCCTACGATTTGACTGACCTCGCGTCAGTACATGCCGCCATTGGCAGTATTAAAAAGGCTGCAATCTGGGCCTTAGACAATGCCGAAGAGTTGGTTACACCCATGCGGCAATATGAAATGTTTAGCGTTGCTTCCGGCGACCCGACTAAGGCTTCTTCTTTGCAAGCTTTGCAATTCGACGAGCTTTTCCGAAGGATCAGTGGAATCGAGCGATCGCTACATGTCGCGCGAAGCAGCCAAGAGATCGCTATCGCTAGTCAAGAGATTCCACTTCGGCTTGAAGTCGCAGAAGAATTTGCTGAACTTAGCCGCGCCTTTGAGGTATTCACTGATGGGCCAGGAATGAAGCCAGATCAGGTAAGAGAGTTTCACAAAACTCAGCATCGACTAATCCATTTATGGAGTTCATTCAGCGACAACCAAAAGAAAGCGGTATCTCGCTACCTAGACAATAATGGGATAGATTTACCTTTCATGCTCTGATTGTTTTTGCCGATCACAATGTTAGCTAGGGTGAAGCTTAACGTACATAAGGCGAACCCTTGAATCTCGCGCCAATTAAAGTCCGCTTAGAATCATGACCCGGAAGGAAATACAGATTATCCATGGAAAAAATTATTCTCGACAAGGACGGTAAACCATGGTATTCCGTAGAGGTTACGTCCGATCCAAATCCTCTTCGCGGAGCCGTTGAAAACGTCGCGAGCGCCGCCACCAGCATTTCTAATGTTGGAGACATCATCGCGCAATCCAGCCGAGACATTCTTGAATCAATGAAACAAGGCCTTGGTGAGTCCACACCAGACGAAGTTGAACTGGAGTTTGGCGTATCGCTTAAAGGTGATTTTGGAATTCCCATCATTGCAAAGGCATCTGGAGAAGCGACTTTCAAAGTCAGAATCGCTTGGAAACCCGACGCTTAGACTTTGGTAACTTTTTTACCAGGATTCTAAAAATGATTACCAGCCTGCACTCAGGCCCATGTTTTGCAACGTATATTCGTGGTAACCTCGAAACATGTCGGAGAAACTCGGTTCTATGGAACAAGCTCTAGTAGACCTCACCAGGATTGGGCTAAGCGGCGACGTCAATGGCGTTAGACAGCTCGGACGTCGCTTCGCTCGCCGCCCGCCAGCGGACGCAGCACACCCCACAATCCTAAAAGAGTTATTATTCTCGACCCTCGCAGCGGCCACACAGCCTGAGTCAACATTACTTCGATCAGCTGACAATCATGGCAGTAGCGATATTCATTGGACCCAACACCCCTCCGAACTCAACGCACCAATTTTGGTACCTGAAGTACGACGGTCTATCGACTTAATTATTGCAGAACATGCCTCACCAGAACGGCTGCAGGAGTTCGATTTGTTGCCGTCACGAGCGGTTCTGTTCACTGGACCGCCTGGAGTCGGAAAAACCCTGACTGCGGGCTATATTGCCTCTGCTCTCAACCTACCTCTGGTCACATTGAATCTCGCATCGCTAATGTCGAGCTTGATGGGTCAGACGGGCAAAAATCTGCAAGATTTCCTGTCACAAGCGTCTTCCGAACCATGCATTCTCTTTCTAGATGAGTTCGATGCAATTGCTAAAAGTCGAGTGGATAAGTCTGATGTCGGCGAGGTAAAGCGATTGGTAAATGTCGTTCTACAACAGCTTGACCAATGGCCAACTGGAAGCTTACTCGTAGCAGCAACCAATCACCCTCAGTTGCTCGATTCGGCCGTCCATCGTAGATTCGACGCCACCATAGAGTTCAAATTGCCCGGGTTCGAAGAGAGAGTTGCATTCCTTGAACAAAGCAAGATTCGCGCCATACGTGTGAGTGACGAGACCACACTAAGGGTTATTGCATTGATCAGCGAGGGTTGGTCATTAGCTGATCTTGATAGTTGGACGCACAGGGCAGCACGGGAGGCAATTTTGAGCTCGTCCGATGGTCCAGTCAATGTTGAGGAATCGATACTTCAGACTGCGAAAGAACGCGCCCATGCTTGGGCTTCGCGGTCACCAGAGAAACGGGCACAGTTGTCTCGTTTAACGGCAGAACGACTTGGATGGACGCACCGGAAAATTGCCGATTGGTTAGGCGTCAGTCATGTGACAATCGGAAAAGACATTAAGCGAACAATAGGAGACGATGATGTCTAGTAATGCTGATGGGGGACGTATTTTCGTCAATGGAGAAGAGCTCTCCGCTCCTGCGGTCTTGGCCAACGGCGGCGGCACGAAGCATCATCCGCAAACTTTAGAGCAGGCCAGATTGAATCTCGCCCCACAATTGGCAAGTATTCGGTCAACCTTTGCTACGCTTCCAGATACTCTCAAAATGGAGCGGGTTGTAATTGAAGCTGAAGTCTTTGCCAATTACCTTGCGAACTCCTATTTTCCTAAAGATCTTGTTACCCAACTGAACCTCCGCCCTCTCGGGTCGAAGGTTGTCGAACACGGCATCCAGAGCCTACCGAGCACCGGAGAAACTGATGCTGTATCGAAGTCCTTTCTCTTGTCCGCCGATGCCCAGGCTGTCCAAGACATGGAAGCGATTCTCATGGGCAAAGGCGGAACAAAGGGCGCGTCGGACGACCTCCGTCAATTCACAAAGATAAGTGTGTCGTTAGCCCATCGGGCCACAGATGACGGAAATGAGCAGGATGGAGCATTACGGCCGTTTGAAGCAGTTCTGCACCCCGACCCGGATCAGTCAACGGTCGCTGATCGAGTCGAAGCTACGGAATCGACGCTCTCGAAGTTTGAGCGATTGGTCCGGTCAGTTGGTGGTCGCGTGTTTTCCGATGAAAACGACGTTGTCGATGGACTGACATTCATCGCGCTCGAAATTCCGCCAAGTCGAGTGGATGAAGTAGCAGCTTTTAATCCTTTAAGGTCGTTAACACCCACTCCTAAAATTGGGCTACTGCAGCGGGCTCATAGCGCCGAAGCGAGCATCGGCCTTCTGGACGTACCGGCTGCTCGCAATGGGTTACCTGAAGTACTCATTTTCGACGGAGGCATTAACTGTGAAAGCGGCATTTTTTCCGGTCACGCCACCTCCATCAATTTAACTGGCGAAGCAATGACTGGAGACGGCGAACGACATGGTAGCGCCGTTACAGCAGCTGTTCTGTTTGGCGACGTCGCAAATTCTGGTTCTGCATTGGAGCCAGCAGCGCATGTGACGCATTATCAGATCGTTCCTGCTAAAGACAACGACGCATCAGAATTTCCGTGGGTTCTGCGACGCATCCAAGAAATCGTCCGCACTACGGACGCTCGAATCGTGAACCTAAGCCTAGGACCGACTGCACCTGTTGAAGATCGAGAACCACATCGTTGGACCGCGGTACTGGACAAAGTTGCTTATGAGCGACAGATTTTGTTCGTAACTGCAGCCGGCAACAACGGTTCTTCCGACGGGTCAACTGGTTTGAACAGGGTTCAGTCCCCCGCGGACATGGTGAACGGCCTTTGTGTGGGAGCTGCAGACAAGCCGTCGCCTGAGGTGGATTGGAATGTGGCGCCGTATTCAGCTCGTGGGCCGGGCCGTCCCGGCGCAAGGATTCAGCCTGCGATTTTGGCATTCGGAGGTACGACGACAGATCATTTTGGTCGAGTCCGTTCTAACGGTGAAATCTTCAAAGACCACCATGGCACCAGTTACGCAGCCCCACTTGTCACTAATGCACTGGCTCGAATCTCAACACAGTTGCAATCTCGTTCGGATCTGAATACCTTGCGAGCGTTAGCAGTACATTTTGCAGAGAACCCAGCGAAACACATTCTTGTCGATGTGGGACACGGTCGCCTGTCAGGCGACATCGATGAACTTCTGAATTGTTCGTCAAATCAAGCCACCGTCATTTACCAAGGTGACATTAAGCGTGACGAAGTGCGGTCCTTCTATCTCCCTGTACCAAGTACCCTTACGAACGGTAAAGTCGACATCCGCTGGAGTCTCGCGCTTAGTACAGCCACCGATAGCGCTGAGGCCGGTGAGTATTCTAAAGCTGGCCTCGAACTCAAGTTCCGCCCTCATGCAGATACCTACTCCATGCGACGGAAGAAACCCGGAACGTCGAATGACGAGACCAAGATTGTTCGTAAAAGCGACGCCGCAAGAGTCTCACTAATGGAAGATCAGGGGTGGAAGCTCAGCACGAATCCAGTCACTAAGCAGCCTAAGGAAAGCACTCGAAATGAAGTCGCCAAGAGAGATCAAGGCAAGTGGGAGGCGCTATGGAGAGCAGATACTACAATGCAGGCTTCCAGCCTTTTCCAACCACGCATCGACATCAATCACCTAACTCGCGAGGGCGGGCGCATCACAACGGGAACTGACGACATCGAATTCAGCTTGGTCGTAAGCGTAACATCGAGAGCAAATTTACCAGTCTATGCCGATGTCAAAACTGAATTTCCTGTATTGAACGCCCTCCCAATCCACACTCCAATTTCGATTGATGTCGATTCAATCGAGACGAACATCTAGTAATGCCGCCACGCCGGTTGGGCGGCCACCATCGTGGTAGTGTCCGCGTAGTCGTCCTCCTGGGCTTTGCTTGCTCCGATGGCTTTCCAGCCAGGCGCGTTGGCTGGTCGCTTACCTTTCGCCGGTCTCTTTGCTGGTGAAGGTTGCTCGGTAGACCCTGCTTCCGGTGAGGCGGTGGGTGCTGATGGTGAGCGTGCTGGGGTCGAGGCGTTCTCCGGCGGGCAGGTCCCTGATGTTGTTTTCGACGGCTTGTGCGAAGGCATGGAGTCGGGTGATCGCTAGCTCTGTGTCAGTGGTGTTCGCTTCGACTTGCATGCGGTAGCCATTGCGAGGTTGTGGTGCGGTGCCGAAGGCGTTGAGGTTCCAGGGCTTGTCTCCTGGCTTTGGGAAGAGGTCAGTCATTGTCGTGTTCCGGTCCTCGGGTTGGGTGGTCCAGGGTGTAGATTCCGCCGTCAGCTTTCATGAACACGGGCAAGAGCCCGGTGCCTCTGCTGGGGTTTTCAATCCATTCGTGCCAGCTGAGTGCGACGTCGAAGTGATCATCAGGCGCGGCGAATCCGAGCAGCTTGGCTGGTTCGCCTTTCCAGACGTCCTGACGTTCGACGTTGCCTGTTTCGGGGTTGATCCAGTAGGGGTATGGGATGTGGCCGGCGCCGTCGTGGTCGTAGTCGGGCTGCAGCTTGATGAAGTTGGTGCGGGTGCTCAATTTGGTTCTCCTGTTCGTGGGGTGGGCGTGCGCGGTGGGGTTGCGAGATTTACCTGCCGTGCACGCCCGATTTCGTGTGCTGCACCTGTCCCCCAAGGCAAGAGGCAGCACACAGTCGGTGGGGGTCTTCAGATGCTGGCGTGGATGAGGGCCGGGACTGGTGCCGGCAGCGGGGTTGCATGCTCCTGGGTGATGCAGGTGCATTCGGTGTGGTGGTGTTCTTCTGTATCGGCATCGTAGACGGGGCCATCGTTGATGTTGACTCGGATCCGGGCGCCGGCGGGAACGCCGACCGAGTCGATCTGGGCGACAAGGACCTGGTCGAGGTCTGATACGTAGAGCTGGGCAGTCGCACCCATGAGTTCGACTTCGCCGCTGATTTCGGGGCTGCTCATCGTGCCCGCCTAAATGTGGCAGTCGATGTTAGTTAGCCAGGTGTCTTCTGGCAGTTCTTCGATCAGCTCGCGGACCTTCGAACTCCAGTCGGTCTCACTGACCGTGTCGTTACTGATTCCGAACCAGCCCATTTCGCCGCGAGCGATCCACTCGCCGTCCTTGAGGACCGCGTAGAAGCCGGTCACTGCAAGGTCCTCGGCCCGGGCGATGTAGGTGGCGCGAGGGTCCTCGGCACGCATCTGGAAATCCTCGTAGGGATCCCAGAACCCGGCATTGCGGGCTTCCACGTTCCACGGGTGCGTATTCCATTCCTTGCGGGCCGCGTCGATGTTGTCGATGCCGTGCTTCTCTAGGCACTCCGCCCACCCGTAAGCAGGCGGTTCGATGCCCTCGGTGGCTTCGGAGAGTTTCGCCCAGTCGGCTTCAGCGGCCGCGCGTCGAGCTGCGATCATGGCCGGGAAATCAATAGCCCGCTTCATCGCCTTATCGGAGGCATTCGCGTGGTTAGCGTCGTTGCCGAACTTCTCCGACCAATGGGCCTCGCTGGGGTGGAAATCGTCAGGGTTGGCGTCAGCCTTGATCTTGAACCAGGCGTTGTAGCGTCCGCCGATCGTAAAGTAGTCCCACTTGCTGTTCGGGTTGTATGTGGACCATTCCTCACTGACCCATTCGCCGTCGCCCTTATGGACCCAGCGGATGTCCTCGCCTTGGCAGTACCAGCCAAGCAGGGCACGTTCGTTGGCGATGTCCACACCGCCTTCGGGGCGGTGGCGCGGGTTCTCGTTGTAGAACTTGCGGGCGGCGGCGACCTTCTCAGCGTGGTCGTAGTCCTCAACCTTGTACGCTTCGGTTTCCTTGTTCTCGTCGTAGGGTGCGAGCTGCTCGTCGACTTTGTCGCCGATAACGAGGATCTTGAAATGGCTCATGGTGTTCGGGTGACGCTTTCTCTCTGAAGGCTGGTTAGGCCTTGCGGGTGCTTCGGGTGGTTAGCCGTTGGCTGGTTTGATCTGGGCTGGCACCCAGTCGTGGATTTCGGTTGGGAGGAAGTACTCCTCCCCTTCGATTGGTTGCCCGTCGACTGGGTAATATCCGCCGTCTGGGCTCCATCGCAGTTGCCATCCGGCCTGGCTGGTGATCCCGGCGTTGCTGGTTCCCGCGGTGACCCTGTAGGCGATGATCAGCGGGTTCTCGTTGGGATCTGGCTGCGGTGCGTTGTTGTTGAGCCGGAATATTCCGCGCTGGCTGGGAGTGGCGATTACTTCGCCGTGCTCGGAGAACCACTTGCGCAGGCCTTTGTGATGGGCGATTCCTACGGTGTAGGTGTCCTTGATGGGCCGGGCGATGGTGTCGCCTTGCATTATTTCCGAGTACTTGATGGGTGTGGCGTCGTGGTGATTCGACTTGATGAGGTAGGTCATCGGTCTCCGTCTATTTCGTTTGGGTGGTTAGTCCAAGTTGATGACCTTAGCCTATCAACTAGATTCCCGTTAAGCAAGACAGAAAACTAATCAAACAAGAAATCTAGCCTAAGGAAAACACCCTCACCACAACCTCATGCGCACTATTCGGCCACGTCCGCCGATTGTCCGGCCCAACACACCACTCATCCTTGTCATCCGGCAACAAGCCGGCATCAACCAGGCCATCGACAATCGCCTTACTGGTGAGCTGCAGGTTCGCCACCTCGCGCCGCCGGTTATCCGGAAACCGATACCAAATCTCGATATGAGCCCGTTCAAGACTCGGGATCCGGGCATTCCGGCACTGGACAGCCGCCAAAGTTCGCCACCACTGCGTTTTCTTGTTCCGCGCCTGATGATGCAACCGCTGATTGGCATTCAGATGCTGCGCCTTCCACTGCGCTTCCGTCACCGGAATGCGAAACTCCCCCACCAGACTCCTCACGACTTCAGCCACGTGCCACCCCTGCGCGTCGAAGAGCCTCGCGCACCTCGGCTCGCTCGATCACCTGCGGCGCCCCCAAAACCGCCAGCGGAAACAACCGGTCAACGCCGACCCGAGCATTCTTGCGTGAAGCACCCACCTTGACGCCCAGCCAGTAGCTCATATTCAGCAGGATGCCCAGAATGCCGAGCAGCTGCACAAGCGCCGGCAGATTAGACGCAGGCAGCAGTATTCCCGCCGCGATCCCGGCCGCCAGCAGAGCCCAGCAGGCCAGTTTGAACCAGTGCCGTTCGAGCAGATCCCCGATGGCATTCCAGGCGATCAGCACAAGCGTGCAGATCTGGTCCCAGGGCGTTGGGAGAAATAGGGCAGCCAGGATCATGCCGACCGTGAAGATTGTGAGCGCTGCGAGGGTGATCGTTGCCTTCGATGGTTTGGTTCTGGTCATTGTTGGCTCCCGTGGTTCTGCCTATGGGTGGTTATTTTGCGTGGTGCTGCGGTGGTCTTGCTCGGTAAGATTTTTCTCCTGTTATTCAGGATATGCGATTGCTGCTGTGTTTCGTTTTGCGGGCCTGTTTTTTGCTGGGCGGGGTGATTGCCTTACTTTGGTGCGTTTGTCGCGCCTGTGTGCCGTGGTGCCTCGCTGGTCGCATTGTTTGCTTCTTGGAGGGTTTGGGCTTCTCGGATTGCTTGGCGTGCCCGTTGTGCGTTGCGTGCTGCTCGTTCGGGTGGGAGTGGGAGTCCTGGTTTGCGTTTGTTGAGCAGTTCGGGGGCGCGGTCTCCGAGGTTGATTTCGTCTTGGCATGGCCGGCAGGGGGTGGGTTCCCAGTGGTGTTCTTGGCAGCGTGGCCGTTCGGGTTGGGGAGCTTCGGGTGGTGTGGTGATTTCCCAGAAGCGTGAGGGCTCAGCGATGAATCCAGGGGTTTGCTTTACGAAGTTTCCTTCTGGGGTGCATGCCGTGGCGTAGGCGATGGCTGCTCGCAGCGCGTGGTTGAAGTCGACTGCTGGGAGGCCTTCGTTCTGGTTGGCCGCTTGGAGGATCTTGGCGATGCTGGCAGTGGCCCATTCTGGGCGGGCGGCGTGGAGCACGGACGTGAGGCGTTCGCCTTGGGATTTGGTGAGGATCATTGCTGGGTCCATTTCTGTGGTTAGGAGAAATTTTGGATTTTGGTAGAGCAGCAATTCGTTGGGTGCGTTCGCGCGTTTAAGTTCTGAACGATTTGCTGCTTTTTTGTTCGGGATTTTTTAACAGGATTGCTCTGGAACGTAAGTAGTGCTGCTTACGTAAGTTGGTTAAATGGTTAATGGTTAATGGTGGTTGGATTTCGCTTGAGCATCCGCTGGGGTTTTGCTTGGGATTTTTTCAAGCAAAGTTCAAGCACTTTTCAAGCAGGTGCTTGGATTCTGCTTGAACGGTTCACACGCTTTTTTGGGCTTCCTGGCACCATTGGCAAGAAGCATCGAACACGCCTTTTGCCGCGTGATTCCGCGAGTGATGGGACTTTTGGCCGCCTACACTGCCTGCGGTTTGCTTGATTGATTTCTCGACTTCGATGCGCTGTTTGGACTTCTGATGTTCGAGATAATCGTGCATGTAGTACTCGCCCTTGGTGGCGGTGCTCTCGACCCACCCGATTTCGATCAAAAGTTTCGCTGTAGCGGCGCCCTGTCCGTTGAGGACCGACTCATGAACGATGCCGTTGGTCGTGTACTCGTTGCAGTAGCCCCACAGGCTCAGAAGGTGGACTTTAGCCTTGTCTGTCAGGCGCACGAATTTGGGATGCCTGAACAGTTCATTGGCCACCGTGAAGTATGGCCGCTTGTCGAGTGGAACGCGCTCGATCCCCTGGTGTTCCATTGTTGGTTCTCCGATTGTTTACTGCTTGTCCGGGTGGTTGTTGCTCTGGTGTTTCGATGATCTGTTGGCCCTCGGCGTTGGTGAGGCTCCGAGGGCTTCAAGAATTAGGGTTCGACTTGACCGATGACGATGAGGTAAGCGACGGCGTAGAGGTCGATGTTGCTGCGAGTGAGGCTGGCCTTTTCAAGGAGCTGGGTGGCTGTCTTGAATGGAACGTCCGGTGCGAGGTATTGCATGCTGCTGACCAAATGGTCTACGAGATTGAGGTCGGCTTTTGGAGCGCTGTCGGCCTGGGTCATGACGGTGATTTCTTTCTTCAATTTTTGGGCGCTCTTGTGATTGGGGAGGCGTCCATGGGGTGCGAATGGGGCCCAAGAACTTTGGGCCCCATACAAGTGTGGAGCATGGTACCGACTATTCGGTACACCCTCCGCATTCTCCAGTCGGCAGGATGAGCCGGCCGCAGGAGTCACAGATGTTTTTACCCTTGGGTCGCACCGGTGTGAGTGGTGGCTTGGGAGGGATAAGTGCGATTGTTGGGATATTCGACCCCATGGCTAGATAATTCCTTTCAGCTGGTACTTGTCATGACGCTGCTGAGCTGCGCGTGCTAGTTTCGCGCGCATGCTTCGACGCTGGCGCGCTTTGATCTTGTGTGTTGGCTGCGTTCCGTTACGCCTGCCAGGGAAGCGCGGGATGGAGAAATGCTTATCCAATTCAGTGTCCTAGTCTTCTGAGTGCGAGCTGGTGCTCATTAGGACACTCCGAATTGACCCGCGGATGTGGGAAGTGCGCCCTAGAACGGTGGGGGCATCTCGTCAGTAGTCCCCCAGGCTGATCCCCCAGTGTTGCCTGCATTGCCCCATCCGCCGCCGGCCTCCGCATTTCCTCCTTGCCGTCCACCGCCGAAGCCGTTCCCGCGGCCGGCAGCACCTTCACCATTGCCGCGCGCTGTCCGAGTGACCTTGGCTGATGCGAAACGGAGCGATGGGCCAATCTCGTCAACCTCAAGCTCCATCACGGTGCGGCGCTCCCCTTCCTTGGTATCGTACGAGCGGGTGCGCAATCGCCCCTGGGCGATGACTCGCATGCCTTTGTCCAGCGTCTCGGCAACGTTCTCAGCCGCTTCACGCCAGATGCTGCACCGCAGGAAGAGTGCTTCGCCGTCCTTCCATTCATTCGTCGCACGGTCAAACTCGCGTGGCGTCGACGCGATCGTAAAGTTCGCTACGGCTGAACCGGACGGAGTGAAGCGCAGTTCCGGATCCGCGGTGAGGTTTCCGATGACGGTAATAACAGTTTCGACTGCCATGGGTTACTTTTCCTTCGTGATGAGGTGAGGGTAATGCTGGGCCACGCCTGCGTCGTAGTCCTGGACGGCTTGGTGCCAGCGCTCCGTAGTATCAGCGACCTTTGCCACAGAATCATGGACCTCGCCGCTGTTGGCGAAGAACCTGGCACGATCTGTGATGGTGCGCCCCCAGTTCTGTACGCTGGTCTGCAATGCCAAGCAGTCTGCGAGCGTTACTTCAAGTAGTCGCGGTCCAACGTTGCGCAGCTCGTCGATATGGGCGTACTTGTTCACGTAGCCGTCGCCTCCAAGCTTCGACAGGCTGACCATTCCGGTGCCGGTGTCGACTTTGATCACTTCCCACAGCGTTGAGGTCTTGGACTTGCCTAGCCGGGCGGTTGATCCAATGCGGATATCAGTCATGATTCTCTCTTTCGTAGCGTCGATTCTTGATCGATGTGAATGTTGGCATGCCAGGGGTGGTGCTTGTGCCTACCAAAGCGCCGATGATTCAGGGGCGCTTTGTTCGGTGCTCGTCGTTTTGCGCTGCTTGTACTCAATTTCGAGGGAGGGCAGGGCATCATTCAGCGATCCGTATTTGGCGTTGATGCGGGCTACTAAACGGGTGATCGCGGCGGCGCCGGCGGTGGTCACCTTCAATGTGTAAGGGACATTGCCTTTGAATAGTGGCGCTTCGTGGTTCATCACCCGGTGGAAGTACTGCTTCTTGTCGGCGTACTCGGACCATTGATACTCGGTGACGATTTCGCCCTTGCTGGTGCGCCGGCGGTAGGAATCCGAGTAGATCCAGCCCGAATATTTCAAAGCAAGACGCAGGTCGCGTTCGCCGACCGCCAGATTGCTCGCAATACTGCGCAGCAGGTGGAAGTCGTTGTCAGCGACCATCGTGTCGAAGTAGCCCACCTTTGGCGCATCGAGTTCAGCTTGAGCTCGGAGCGCCTGGTTCTCCTGCTCGGCTGCCATGGCCAGCTGAAGAATGTCGATTCGCGAGAGGCTTGTCGGATCGAACTGCTGCGTTTTCAGTTGCTGGGCCATGGTGAAGAAAGCATCGACCATGTTCACCTTGAATTCGATGACCTGATCGGTGTTTCGCATGAAGGACATGAGCAACGTCGCCTGCTGCTCATTGAGCAATGCAATGCGGGTTGGCTGTCCGCCAGACTTCCGCATTTCAAATGCGAGAGTTCCGAAACGCTCGATCTTGAGCTGGTGCTTCGTGATCATCTGCAACACTGCTCGATGTTCCACGTCCGCGCCTCGCGCGATCTGCTCCGAGCTGACAACAAGCCCGTTCGTGCTTGTCTCGATGACCGGTGACAACGCACGAGCTCCAAACTCTGCCCGTTCCGGCGTTTGAGGTAGGCCTTGGATAGTCATTGTTCGGGTGACCTTTCTGGGTGCTGGAGCCGCTGGTTATCGGCTGCGAGGGAACGCGATGATTGAGAAGTTGACGAGCGAGTTGTGGATCGTCCGCTTGTACTGGCGGAGCTTGCCCTCGTGTTCGGGGCCGACGAAGCGAATTTCGTTGAGCCACAAGACCAGGGTCGCCGGCGAGGCGGTCATCATTGTCCGGAACTGGTCGCCTTTCGCATGGGCTTTCATCGGTTTGAGATCGGCCCATTCGCGACGATCTTTGAGGTTCTTCAGTTGCCCTGAAGCGTTCATGCCCAGGTCTTCGATGACGCTGCGCATGAGGATGCGTGGACGGCCTTCGTCGTACACAACAGGTATCTTGACTCCGGCGAAATCGATGGTGGGGTTCTTCCCGGAAGGGTCGATGTTTCTCAAGGTTGGTTCTCCATTAGGGGTGTGCGCTGGCGTGCGGGTGCTCGTTCGAGCCGGTTGTCCCACTCTTGCCTGGCTGATTGTGAAAGTCTTCTGTCGATCGGTGCTCCAAGCCGGGTGGTTCCCCTTGGAGTATGAAGCCGAAATATACGAGTGGAGTGCATGGCGGGTTTCGGGTGATTTCCCCGCCACGCACTCCACTTTTGCTTTGGAGGCTATTCGCGCGACAGCGCTTCTCCGTCGAGTGTTTCCTGGACTATTCGCTCCGCTGAAGCCTGTGACACTCCAGGGCTGTCGATCCTGGCCCCGGCCAATGTGGCACAAGCTCCGGCATAAGTGGACAGCGCGGTAATCACTGCTGGATCCTGCCGAGTCCTCACCATGTCGCCGGCCATGCGAAGCTTGTCCTCGGCTTCGTTCAATAGTGCGTCGATGTCCACGATCAGCTACCGGCCCTCGCGCTCGGCCGCGAAGATTGCTTCCTGTTCCTCCGGTGACGGCGCATTATCCTTCCATGGATCCCCGGTCACTTCACCGGTGTCGGTGTTCACGTTCGCCGGCGGCTCTTCCGCGAATTGCCCGTTGATCTGTGTTGGCGGTTCTGAGAAGTTCGGCTGTTCTGAGACCTGCACCAAGTCACTCTGCGGGGTTAGGTCGTAGCGGACCGACTCGTCAGCAACCAACGCGTTCTCAATCTGCGTGGACTTCGGCATGTACTTGAAGTTCAGGCGGATCGTCGTCTTCAGCGCCATGGCGTCGAAGTGGTCAGCCCATGGACCGGTCACCTGCCCCTGCTTGTTCTTAGCCTTGGCGTGTAGGTCACGATGGTTCTCCATATCCTCCTTGGACATGTACATCATCTGACCGCGGTCGGAATCCTTGCGGAAGAACACGCAGTAGTAGCCGATCACTTCTCCCCGCGGTCCAGTGGCAGGGTAAGTGTGCTTGTGCTTTCCCGTCATGGGATCTGGTATGAATTCGTCGTTGCGGCAGACCAGTTGCGCAGTAATGTAGTCGATTTCACCGGATCGGTTGGCAAGATCCAGCATGCCCTGATAGCCAATGATGAACTGTGCGTCAAACCTCCGCTGACGCCCATTCCAGAAGGGCAGGATATGTGCTTGCTGAAGCGCGCCGATACCTGGGCGTAGTCCGAGCTGCGCGCATTGCATGATCGCGCCGAGGAAGCTGGTCGGTTCGCACTCCATGAGCTTCGGGTTCTGGCGCAACACGGTGATGGTGTCCCGAACGAGCTGCGCTGCATCGGCGCCACGCGGCATGGCCAGCTTGAACTGGGCTTCCATGGATCGAACTTGCTGCTCCAGCGTGTTGCCCTCCGGCTGGCGCTCCTGGACCTGCTGATTCTGCTGCTTGACCCGTTGTGCGAGGTTGCTGCCCATGGTTACTTTCCTTCCTTGATGGCCGGGGTCCGCAGGACCCTGGCACGGTACTTGTTGTAGGTTTCGGGGTGATCCGACTTCAGGGTGTCCATGTCCAAGGTTGGCTTCATGACCTGCAGCTGCTCGAACAGCTCCGGCTCCGCCTCCTTGAACTTCGCGGGTGCGAAGTTTCCGTTCTGGTTCAGGGTGGCCAGGGTGGTGGCACCGTCCGCTTCGTCCTGAATCTTGTTGTGCTCCCCGAATAGGAGGCGGAACTCCGCTTCAACCTGGTCCTTTTCCTTCTCGGCATCCTTGATGGTCGCCTTGGCCTTGGCCAGCCGCTCGCGCAGGTCCACCACCAGTTCGCGAGGCTGCAGCGTAGCGGAGTCTGCCGCCTGGGCGAAGGTGTCTTTCAGGTGCGGGAGGGTGACGTTCGTGACCTCTGGTGCGACGTCGGCGAGCACGTTCTGCTCCCAGAATCGGCGTTCGATTTCAATCAGTTCTGCGATCAGTTCCTCGTCGCGGTCAATGCGTCGGGTAAAGAACTCACGACCGTCTAGGAGCCCTGATATCCAGCCATGGGATCGGCCCGTGACGGCAAGGTTGTGCATGACCTGCAGTTCTGCGTGATCTGGCACTTGGCCGTCTTCCCATTCCTCGCGCAGCCAGCCAGTGGATGACTTGGCTTCGAAAATCCCGCCATCTGGGGTGAGCCCATCTACAGTGCATTGCATAAATGGGTGTTCCTTGGAACGCATCAGACCGGCCTGGCGTACCTTGATGCCCGTGTCCTCGACGAACAGAGTGCGGATCACTGGTTCCAACAAGTGCCCCATGCGCATAGCGTGGTTGTAGGCCGGCCCGTCGGAGTAGCCTCGCTTCACGGACCAGGTTTCGTAGGCGCTGCCCCATCGGTTCAGGCCAACAATGGAGGAAACATCTGACCCGCCGATTCCTTGCTTGCGCACTTCCAGCCATTCTTCCTGGGCTGCGTCAGCTCGCAATATTAGATTTGCCCCTGGGCAGGCATAGTTGGCGCGTTCAGTGGTTTCCTGCGGAGTGTGTACCCGTGAAGTCATTACAGAGCACCACCCTCGATGAGTCCGGTGATGATGAATGCGGCGAGGATCAGCGCGCCTATTAGGAAGTGCTTGACCCGTTCGCGACGTGCCTGAATCTGATTTTGGGTGTACTTGGCCTTGAGCCGCAGTTGCGACATGTGGTTCTCCATTCGTGGGTACCGCTGGTTGGGCGGTTCGGGCTGGTGAGGCCCTTGGTCCTTGTTCGGGTTTGCGGTTGGTTATCTTGTTGCCCGCAACAAGAACTCTACACACACAATTCCTGTTTGGCAAGAAATTATTATTTTCTGCCAAGATGCCACGTTTGGAGTAATTGAACTTCTTCGCCGCGGGCTCTCAAACGACGCGCCCGCACTGATAATCTTGAAGTGCAGGTGGGGATGGTTCTCCAACCTGCCCGCGCCAAGCGCATGGGTTGATCTCCGTCTTCCCGCTGCGCGGCGCATAGCGCAATACAGCTGGTTACTGGATGCGCAGAAAAGCGGCAAGCTACCTTGTTCGGGTGACCTCTTGCCGCTTTTCGTCTATCTAAGCACCTCTCGCCTTCCGCGAACGGGCCGTTCCCTGAAACGCCAAGGCAACCGCCGGCGCCTCGACTCGGGGCGAATCCGCGCGCTTAGTCCAGGATTCAATCAGTCGCTCCAAATGAGCCGTTGTAAAAAGAATCTTGGAACGCTCTCCGCGGACACAATCTATCTTGTTTTCCCTGGCCAGCCGCCTCAGCGTGTGAGGCGATACCTGGTTGCGCATGAGCCGCGAAGCCTCCTCTGGCGAGTAAAGATCCAGGATGCTCATCTGCTTATACCTACCTTCGAATTCGCGGGATCGCACATGAAGAGAACCTCATACCTGACACCTGCAGCGTCGGCGATCCTTTGCGCAACCGGAACTGTTACTTCGTGGCGCCGGTTGAGCAAGTGGTAGATCATCCCCTCCGAGACCTCAGATCTCCGGGCCAGCTGGGAAATGGTGATATGCCTGTCGGTTCCCGTTTTGGTCAGCTCACGCAGCACTTGCGGATTACGTAGTTTCAT